CCCGGAGACTTTTCGAAGACCGCCGCGATGACATAGGGGGGTGGGTTTTCGCGAGACCCCCCGGGGGTACTAAAATCAACTAGAAGTAAGCCAGCCGTCGCCAAAGATTTAACAGAAAGCGGAAACAATAAACAAATTAGTTCTTTAAATTAATTATTAAATAGTTTTTAGTAATTAATTGTGTAACTTACTTGTTAATGATGCTTTCAATTGGTATGATCAGCACAAGGTTTAAGTAAATTAATTGTTAACAGAATTAATTTATTGATTTATTTACTTTAGTTAAGGAGATGTTTAAACCTTGTTGACATTTCTAGTTGATTGAAGACCTGGGGGTGTGCGAAGATTTATATAGGGGGGGGGGTATTAAACATGCTTTATATATAGATATTGAATCTACATATATTAATTTGTTTCCGCAAACTCTTCTGCATTTGCTTTGCCTTCTTTAATAACTGAATCAAATGAATCAGCTGAAACCTTTCGATACAAATTACTAGGATCATTCTTAACAATCCAATCAATTGCCCTATTAAGTTCACGTTGTGATTCAGCTTCTGTAAATCCATCTGAAAGTGTAGAGACTCTAGCTAGATAACCGCAACTACAATGACCGCTTTTCTCATCAAAGTTATACCATAAATCCCATTGTGTGAATGGATTGTAAGGATTGTCAACAGTTGTTAGCATATAAACAGTTGTGTTTGAATCGCTCATGCTATTAACTCTCCTTTCTATTCATTCTCACCATGAACCATCTTATTAACAAGTGATGTAGAACAGCCTAATCTATCGGCTACTTCTGCTTGTGTATAACCAGATGATAGCATAGCTTTAGCAAGCGCTATATTATTCTTATTAGTACTAATGTATTTAGTTGTGGTATTCTCTTTAGGTGTAGCCATTTGCTTAAGTTCTGTTGAATCCATGTTAGAAATGATCTTCTGCATCATGGTTGAACCAATTGCTCCAGCTTGTATAGCTTCCCATTCTCTATCTGTTAAATGAACAAGTCTAGCTTTCTTAGAAGCACCAGTTAAAGCTCTTCCTTCTGCTAAAGCAGCATTCTCTATCTTTTTACGCCAATCTCTATCTTCTTTCTTAGCAGGGTTGTCTTTAAACTGAGCTTTAGTAATACTATTAGCAATTGCCTGAGCTCTTCTCTCTAAAGGTGCATTTAACATTGCTAATTTAACTTTGTCATTAAGAGAAGCTACTTCTTTAGCATATGTTTGAGCTGCAGAAGGTGATCTTTTTAAAGAAGGAATTTTAACAGACTCAAGTCTAGCTTGATTGGCCATCTTCTTTAGCGTATTTGCATATTCGGCATATAGATTTTCTACTCTAGACCCAGTAGATAACTCATATGCATCTTTGGTCTCTGCCATCTGACTAGATTTGGTACGGTTGTATACTACTTTACCATTCTTATCTGTATAGTGTCTGCCTGTATACTGCCATTCTTTTTCACCTGTCTCTTTGTTTATTTTATACCAGGATCTTTCAGGTACATCATACTCATTCTTAGCTCTAGATATCAGAGTAGATGCTCCATGTTTAGATGGATCATTAGGATTAACTTGATATGTTCTTTTTAATTCTGCAATATTATTATCCTTATAGCATTGTTTCCAGTCAAGTCCATGTTTCTCAGCATCAATAATCATCTGAGCACATTTAACAGCTCTAACAATATCTTCTGGAGGAGCACCTTTAATTCCCATATCTGTAAGAAGATTTGTACAAATACCCATTTGTCTCTGTTTCATAGTTGACGAAATTACTTTATCTGGATGTAAAGCTTTTTCTTCATCAGTCATTTTATAAAGCTCTTTTGGTTCGTAATTTCTTAATTCTGCAAATACACCTTCTTGTTTTGTTGTCTTAAAGTTTATTCCTTTTGTTGGTATAACTAAAACATTATCGCCATCAAAATCAGCTCCTGATAACTGGTGAGCAACATTAGCATTAATTCCAACAGCATCTATGGGTGATGTACCAAGCATCTTCTTTCCTTCTGCATTAGAGTTGTTTACTCTAAGAACTGGAATCTCAAATGTACCTTGGTGAGGATAACGTATACAAATTACTTCTTCTCCGTCTTTAAAATTAGTTGCATAGATCTCATTATCCTTTAAAGAAGTAACAGGAAGTATAGCACACGTTTTTTGCCTCGGTAATCCTGCTGCTTTAAGATCTACTGCTGATGCATCACATTCTTCTGCAAAATCTATTAAAGCTTTCTTTCTAATTTCAGGATTTGTATACTGAGAAACTTCATCTAATTCTCTTTGTTTTTGAGCAATGCTTAATCTTAACTGATTTTCAACCAACTTAGTAGGTTGTTTAGCTAAGAACTGTGATGCTAGGTTAGTATTATTAGCCCAACCAGACCAAGTTCCTTCATCATTTACTTTATTTATAGCTGAAAGATGTTCATTACCATTTTTATCAGCGTACATTGATTGTCCACCAGCCATTATCGATGCACCAAAAGGACGCTCCTTATCTACGCCGCCATCTTTAAAATAGTGTTTATTTTTATCTACTTTAGTATCAGCAGTTGATATGAACTTCTTATTTTCAAATTCATACCATCCTAAATCATTTGGATTCTCGTCACCTTTAGGATCCGCATCAACTTTAACACGTTCCATTTTCTTAAATGCTTTATTAGGACCATCAGCTCTACTTTTATTAGAGTTTAATATAATGTCATAGCCCTTAGGAACATTGTCAGAATATACAGCCATTCCTTTCAGGTATCTATCACCATCTACTGCTATTCTTACCTGTGAATAGTTCGATTTTCCAAGATCAAGATCAGGAACACCTCTTCTTAATTCAATAACACCATCCTTATCAGCTCCACCATCTTCTGCATATTTAATAAATATTCTTGAAGAATCTATGGACTGAGGAAATTGTGTCTTTCTAAGTATTGGACCATCAGCACTATCATCAAAAGTAATATCTTTTAACGGTTTAACTTGTCCAACGTCTTTCATTAATTCTGGATATGTTGTATCTTTATCACCAAGTACCATAAAAGTAGTATTCTTTCCAGTACCAAGCTGCTTAACTTTAGGAGTAAATGTTTGATATCCTTCATCTTTAAGCATTTCCACAGCTGCATCCATTTTAGATCTTGCAACATTTAATCCTATTTCAGTCGATTCGCCAATATCAACAAATCTTTTCTTCTTTACTTCATCTTCAATTGCATCTTTAACAGCAAATATTACTTTATTTCGCTCTTCTGTCATAGGATCGAGCAAAGTTCTGACATAAGATTCACCCTTACCACCAAGCATCTTACCTATTGCTTCATTTGTATATCCGGCTTCTCTTTGTCTTTGAGCAAAAGAAATTTCGTCTCTTTTTCTTTGTGATCTTTCGATCATGTTCCTTTTATTGAACATATCCATGGAAATACCCATGTCTTCGGCGATCTCTTTATTAGAAAATCCTTTCTTTCTCAACTCGTCTGCTCTGTCTAAGAACCAACTTTCATGTTGAAAAGGCTCATCTCCTGAACCCCAAGGATATCTACCAGATCTTCTAGGCATTCCATAATGTTGTAATTCGTCCATTCGAAACTCGTCCACGATCCATTCCTCCTCTTACTTCGCGCATCCTTTAGTCATTCTGTAAATCTTTTAAAATTTTTGAATACTTTCTAATTTTATCCATAATAGGCAGTATGATCTCTGCTGTAGGATTATCAATAAGTACTTCATTATTTTGATAAATCCTAGTTTCGATCTTTATATCACCTGGCTTTACAGAATATTCTAAACAGAATAAAGCTGCATAAATATAGAGCTGTTCCATATGAGCTTTAATTTTGCCAGTTTTTAAATCGTGGATTCGTAATATATCATTCTTAAATCCTATAGCATCTGTTGTACCATAACAAACATCAGAATAATATAATACAACTTCTGGATCTAGTCCAAATCCTATAGCATCGTTAATATGCATTTCAAGAGTATGACCATTTGGTTTTTGCTTAATTCTATGTCTTATCGCCATAGCTGCATATTCATGAAGTTCTGTTCCTTCTTGAATAGCTTGAGCAGATTTCCATCTCTCAATTACTTTCTTTTCATCATAATTTAACCAATGCCATTGACTAGCTCCTAGGAACGCATGTGATCCCTCAAGATTTGAGTGATTGTTCCATTTCATCTAAGACTTCCTCCTTATTTTCAGGACTTATAAATCTTGCAAATGACATCTTATGCATTTTTTGAATATAATAATCCTGGTTCGGACGTTTAGATGCTTTTTTGTCTTTCTTACATTCAAGAGCAGCCCATCTTTTGCCTTTAAGTATTAATAAATCTGGTATACCTTGAATATAATTAGGATCATTTTTGAGCACTATACAATCCGGACACCTGCATTTAATGTCATGAATAAGTTTGGATTGAAATTTGTTCTCGTTCATAATGCCTCCTAGACAAAAATGAAAAGAAAGCTTAAGTATTGCTCAAGATAACAATCTCGAGTCTCTACTCTCTTCCTCTCCATTATACAAGCAATAATTTTTGCGATTTTATTTTTTAGTTTGAAAATGATGAATCCCTAAAAATTGTGGCTGCAAAATTCTTTTCATTAAAATCTTCTTTTAAATCAATACATCTTTTAATAGATTTGTCGATTGAACTATCACTTATTAATGAATAATAATATAAATCAACATATAATGTGTTTAATCTATCAATTCGGCCACTTGCTTGTTCCATCATTCTATAGCTATAGTTCAAAGAATAGAATATCATACAATTTGTATCTATACAATTCCAGCCTTCAGCACCTGATGCATATTGAACAAGATAAATCCATCTACCGGCTTTTGGTATTGATTGATGTTTGTGACCATTCCATTCAGCATATAAGTATTGTTTGTCTTCACAATATTTTCTTAATGCTTCCAACTCATAGTCAAAATTGTAAAATATAATTATTCTTGAACTATTTTCTAAAATTTTATCTATTGCTTCAAATCTACTAGGATCATTATTTACAACTTTTCTTATAGCTGACATTAATTGTGCAATATTTTCAAATGGCTCTTGAGTTTCATAATCTTTTCTCTCATCCATTATGTAGTCATATGAAACTTTATTATACTCAACGGGCACTGTAATATAATGTCTAACTGTATCTCTTTTAAATGGCATTTGAACAAGTACCATGCTAAGAAAAGCTTTTAATCTACTAGTCTCGATATATCTATCAACTTTTGGAAACTTAGCAAATCTATTCCAAACTACATGTCTTCTCTCAAACTCTGTTTTATTCTTGTAAAATCCATTTGCTACAAATACCGGAATATAATCATGCCATTTATCCCCAGGAGTAGCACTTAGCAATATCCATAAGTTTTTCTTTGTAATTTTATAAAATGATTGTACCCATGCTCCATTGCCAACTACTCTTTGTTCATCGAATATAAAGAAAGCATTTTCAACATCTACATATTTTCCAATATTGTTCCAAGAATCTATAGCTTTAGGTTTTATTAATAATGGAGCACACTCCTGTTCCCAATCGCAAGTGTCTCTTTTTCTAGCTGTTGTTATAATATATAAATCAACAATATTAGTTGGTTTTTTATAACAAGGTTCATCATTACTATCATAAAGAGAGCCATTACAAATTTTACAAAAATAATATGCTAGAGCTGTAAGCGACTTCCCAGAACCGACTCCACCACATAAGATGGAGCCAGATCTGAGTTTTCTTATCGCTTCACGTTGATGAGAATATAATTTTATCAATCAATATCTCCAGTTGCAATACCAATTGCAGAATCGGGAACATCTAAATATTTGCTAGCAAACCTATCTTCTGCTATTGTTACATACATTGATTTGAGATATCCTTTAATACCTTTCTTTCCATTAACATCATAATGATAAGGTCTAATAACTAAATCAACTTTCTTAATTTCAGCCCAATCAAGAATATCGATTTCTTCCTCACCAAGTTTATTCTTTTTAACAGGTTTTCCATCAATTTCTGTAACAAGCCATACAATGGGTTTACTAAATCCATCATAATTAACTTTAACCTGCATATAAGGAACTTCCTCATCTTCAGGATCACGAGGTTTAAGTGTTCTTACATTCCAACCATCTTTAAGTAATCCATCAGCATCTTCAGGATTTAAAAGAACACAAAAGTTCCTATTTCCCTTAGTATTAAATTTTCCTTCTTTTCCAGAAAAGTTCTTAAATCTAAGTTCTGCATTCTCAATTGCTATATCTTCATTCTGTATTTCACGTGCCATAATTATTTGCTCCTTTCATTTTAAACATCATGGTCTTCTTTTTTAAGTTCTCTTTTATTTCTGATTCGTCTTAATTTTCTAGTGTGTCTTTTCCACCATGACCATCCTTCTGGATGATTATTGGCAGATTTACACCAATGCTTTATAAAATTATCTTGAAATGTTGCTTTCTTAATACTTCTACTTCTATTCATTAGTGTAAACCTCCAAATATAATCATGCTGCACTATTTAATGTTATATTACTAATATCTGTTTCTTCAGGAGCTGTTAACCAATCGATATCTCCATACTGACTAATATTAGCAACTGCATCGTCAACAAGATTTTGGTGATATCTCTTGTCAACATCTTTCTCTTTGTGTAAAAGTTCAACTGTTTCAGATTCTAACCATCTAAAATCTTTAGCTCCAGTTACGGAATCATATTTAAATCCACCATTTTTCTTGTCTTCTCTCTGTGATACTAACCATCCACCACCGCAACCAGGTTTAATAGGTGTAAACAAACCAGTCTTTCCAACAAATTTATAATTATGTTCACCTTCTGGCATATTTTCATTAAGATCAAGATAAATTGATGTCGTAACATTCTTGATTTCGCATAAATCTCTAAATATAATTTGCTCATGACTAAATAAAGTCTTAAATACATATGGTACTGCAAATTGTGTTCCGGTAGCGGTCCATTCTCCACCATGTTTAGCATTATCACCAGGAACATATCCATACATTGCATTACACATTCCACCAGTCTTATATCTTGCAATATAAACTGCATTATTTACTAAGCACATTTTATCATATGTCGCTTCATGCTCAAATGTATATCCATAATCTTCGCCATATTCCATAACAAATTTAATAATTTCAGGAGTTGCATTAGGAATCTTAATTGAGTCGGTCTTAATATGAGCAACTGTGAATCCTCTCTTTTGAACCTCATGCTTGAGATTAACCATAAATAAGGCTCCACGTTTAGCAACAATATTATCAATATTTCTAGGATCTTTAAATGGATGCTCGAAACTAGCTGCTGTTAATCCATAAACTGAATTAATTGCTGTCTTTAATGCATTAGCTAAATCGCCTGATGTCATTGTTCCATCAATAACTTGTTGAATGAATGGCTTAAGCTTACCATTCAGCATATTATTTACAACATCCCATGCTTCATGTTTAATACTTACACGACCTTCAACAATATCTCTATATGCTTTTGTAAATCTAGGACCGAACAAGCATTCAGCAATTGTGCTATGAGGATGCATAGATGCGACATCTAACAATGCAACATTAGAATACATACCGGGTTCAGCATATACATATCCACCTTCGCCAACTTCTTCACCCATATAAATACTTTTGCCATTATCAAATGTATATCCAGGAAAATATGGTAATAAACTATTGGCTTCACCATGTCTATGACTCATCATCTTTGGACATGCTTCTCTTATAAATGCTTCAACATCATTTGGTAATGACATTACAGGCTCTGATAAATTTCTATAACAGAACTCATTCTGAGGTTTCTTATTATTTTCAAATATAATTCTAGTTGTATGTGCATTAGTTGTATCATTTACTGATAATCCAGATAACTCTGCCAATATCTTTCTTGCAGTCCAATCAGCACTTAAATAATGGAATGTTGCTTCTGTTGCTACAACATCATTAACACAATATTCAGCAACTGTCTCCCACATATCTTCGGGAACTGGTTGATCCCAAGGAAGACCTAACTCTTGGTGATGAATATTTAGTTCAATTTCGAATTTCTTCAAAGATTGTTTATGTGCTGCTGACGCAAAATCATAAACATCAGTATAGCTCAAATTATAAGCTTCACCAAATAATGAATTTTTACTTCCATTAACAATCCTTTGACTCAGATTATATAACTGTTCATTATCATAACCCATTAATCTAGCATAAAGAATATGATTATCATAACGTCTATTATTGAATCCTATAAGATTAAACTTTATAAGTTGCTCGATTTGTGAGCTTGTAGGATTTATCCATTTAATACACTCTTTACCATCAGGTTTCCAAACAACAACAAATAAATTCGGAAACACCTCGACATCATAAAAGACAATATCATCTTTTTCTGCATTAACAAAATCACTAGATTCTTCAGACTTAAATTTCATGTTATTTACTTTAGCAATGCAATAAGTTGCATGATTTGTACTGCATGTTGCAAAATATAATATTGCAGGTCTTAAGTCTGTCACATCATAATGCATTCCACTATTATATGCATCTTCAAGAATTTTGTCAATAAAATCAATACTAGGCTTTGTACCAGCATGATACTCTTTAGCTAAATTTTTCTTAATTAAAGTTCGTATGCTCTTTTCATTTTTAACTCCATCAAAATTTAACACTTTGTCCTCCTTCAATGGTAAACCAGAATTTATATGTGTAATTTCACAATTATTGAACTTAGTAAGTTTTCGTCTTAAAGCAGCATTACCAGTGTATACTTTAATTTCAATATTATCATCATATACTCGACTAAGTTTACTAACATCTCCATCATAAATATAATGCAGATGTATACCTGCTTCAGACTTACTTAACTCAGCATAAGTTTTAGGCCACTTACTTGCAGCTTCTAAATTCTTTTGATAATCCTTTTCACCATTTTCATTCTTAATATCAAAATCTATAATAATAAGATTTTCAGGAGTTTTGACATAATGCAATTTTGTTGTGTCAAGATCACCCAACTTAGTTATAACATTTTCCCATTTTCTACTTGGTGTATCGTCTGCTTTAGTATATTGAGCCAAACAATCAGAATATAATTCATCAAATATATTCTTTGCTTCATCTGGGCTTACGAATGTTAACCATTCAGGAACTTTCTCATTTGAAGTCTCATTTTTATCAACATCTACCTCATCTTCAATGTTAAATAATTCTTTTTTAAATCCTCTAAACAAATAATGTACAATATTACCATCCTTATTTCTGGCTGTATCTTTATATTCATTCCAATAGTTTGAAAACTCACTCTTAAATCTCATTTTTGGAAGAACATATTTTTCATTTGAATCGACACAATATGTTTTATATATTTCATAAGCAGCTTTTAAAGTTACTTCATTTTCATTTTTAAAATACACATAATTATCTTTGACAAAATTAAAGAAGTAGTCTGTTTGCTCTTGCATCAATAATGGTTTATATGTATTATAATAAGACTTGCCCATTTCTTGATATTTCTTCAAACATTTATATGCTATTGCACCATATTCAAATTTGACTGCTTCCATTAAATCATAATATCTATTAGTTTCAATTAATTCACCGGTCGGATGAACATCTATTAATCTTCTTAATAATCCAGACTTTGCATCTGTTATTTGAACCGGTTTATTTGTTCCCATGAACAAAAATGATTGTGGCTTTAATGACCATTCATTTTTAAATTTAGCATTGATCTTAATTTCTTCGTGTGATACAATACTATTTAATTTTGTATTATCTTCAATATGACTTAAATCACCATCGTGCTGTATCAATATAAGCGGATTAGTAGATAGCTGCTCTGTTGCAAATGTATCAGAACTTCTTGCTAATGACTTCGCATCCAATCTACCACACACATATCCATCGAACATTCCAGATATAATATTTAATATAGTACTCTTACCTGTACCAGAACTACCATATAACACTATAAATTTTTGAATAGTTTTTGCATCTCCAGATATAATTGCTCCTATAGCCCATTCTAGTTTATCTCTTTCTGAAGGTTCATACAAAGTATTCATTATTTCATCATATGCTTTTGTCTCGCCTGCTTCTATATTATATGGAAGACGCTTACTGACATAATCAGATCTCTTAACCGGCGTATTTGCAAACGTTATCTTTGAGTCTAATAATTTACTAGAGTCATCGGACTCTTTCATATATTTTCTAAACTCAGTCCACACCTTTGATGAATATAATTTCATTGATTGTACTTCAACAAAACTATGATTATCGGGATTTTCTTTGATCTTTTTAGCTCGATCGAACAATTCTTTATCAACCAATCGTATTAAATCCTTCGTATCAGTTGACCATAATCCCTTTTCTTCGTCCCAAACGCCATAAAAAGACCCTCCTTTTATCAATAAATCCTTAGATCCACCGACTATAAAATTAGGTCTAACATATGTTGTGTTTATGGATTTCACATACTTTGTCTCTATTTGAAAGAAATCCATGGTTTTTGCTCCTTTTTTGCTTTTTAAAAATTTGTACGGGTTTTGTTTTTAACTTTATTATATTTATTAACATTTTTCTTAATTAAATAAACACCACTGTACATGCCAAAACCCGTACAAAATAGCCATTTTTGGGCCATTTTTGCCCCTTTTTAGCCATTTTGTACAAAAATTTACAATATCTAAAAATTGCTAAAAATCAACTTTTTTGAAAAATGGCCAAAACCCGTACAAAACCCGTACAAGTTTAGAACCTAATTTTTGGACTATTTTCGTCAAACCACTCTTGCATTTGATACCATACTTCAACTCGTCTAACATCCCTGTTACACTTAAAAATTCCATTTTTTCCGCCATTTTCATAGTCACGTCTTATGAACCTACTCAACTTGTCTTTTACAAATGAATAAACATATCCATTTTCATCAAATTTATCCAAATCCATCTGCTCAATTATGATCCAAAACCACGTATTTGTCCTATTTCCGAGGTTCATATCGAACATCATTTGGTCATCTATACGTTCTGCTAAAGCTACTAACATTTCTAACCAAGAACAATCCTCATATATAATACTTTCTAACTCCGAATCACCAAATTCTGAGTGCTCAGACACAAATCTTTTCCTCAATGCAACACCATCTCTAGCCCTATTTACATCCATCGGAACATTTTCATTTTCCACAAATGTATCATTAAATAGATGCATCAATAATGACGAATATTTTCGCACCATTTTACTATCAAGTTTGTCAATTAACCACCTAAAATATAATGGTCTCAAATTAATACCTTTAATATCGTCCGTACAACCTTTGCAACCGTTAGAACCTTTATTATCTTTAAAACCATTAAAACTATTATTACTATCATAACCTTTTTTGCAACCTTGTACAGCATTTCCATCTACAGCATAAGGATTATCAGAACTTTGTAACCCAGATTTCAATCCATAATAAAGTTCCTTACCAAATTCCTTCTGCTTCCTAATCCTCCCCATTGAACTACTAAATTTCACCTTATCATCCATTGCTGCCATGCATAGAGTTACCTCCTTTCTTTAAATATAATTCACAATTATACGCTTTAGGCGAAAAGATAAGAGAAACCATATCAAATACGATTTCCCTTAACTCTTTAATTAAATGTAAAATGATCCATCAGATATGCAAATGATATTACCAAAGTTATTTGTATCAAACCATATCCTATATCCAAATACATATATATCTTTATCGTAAGCTTTTAATAAATATTTTTTTACTAAATTAAAAGCTTCCTCACAAGATAAATGTCTTTTAGACATAGTTTCTAATTTTGATCCTTTAGCTTTTTTACTCCACATTTCAACTTCATATCTTTTATCCATTTTAAATCACCTCCTTTACTATTACAGAGGCAATATAATATGCGATTAATCTACGCCCATAAACTCATTATAACTCATTTCTTTAAATAAAATCTCATAGTCAGCATTATAAGCTTCATTACGCACAAATATCCTGTCCTTATCACCGCCTTCAAACTCTATGAGATTATCTAATCCTACAATATCATCAGCATCCGGAACAATATCGTCGCCATCGTCAATCAATGTTCCATCTCTGAAGTAGGTAAATAGCTGCTTAGTAAAGGAATCAAACTGAGGATCCATATACTCCTCTTCAGTAATCATATAAGGTGGGAGAGCATTATACTGTGCACCTGCTGCCACTGTATCCTCTGTGTCTGCCATACGTTTTTCATAATCTTCATCAGACTCAAGATTTCGTGCCTCATTTTCAGCAATTCTCTCTTCATCATCCTCATCACGAGTAACAAAATTGAGTTTCTCTTCATCAGTCATATTGGCCATTTCTTCTTTTATTTTCTGGCGCTCTTCATCGGATATACTAAATGTCTTATATCCTTCTTTTCTTACTCTTTCCATATACTCCTTCTTAAGCTCATCGTTTTTCTTAGCCATTTCCTTGGCCTTCTTGACAGCAGCCTCCTGTTCGGGGGTCATGACATAATGATTAGGGTCACCATTAACAATAGTCTTATCTGCTACTTGCATTGTAGAGATTTGACGTACGTAATCATTTATTTCATCGTTCATCTGGTTTATAATATCATCAGTCTGCTTTTTCATTCTGTACTGGCCTACAAAATATCCACCAGCGAATCCTGCACCTGCTGCCACTACAACAGAAGCGAGTAATATAATTGTCTGTTTAGTCATTTGATTTGTTCTCCTTTAAAAAATATAATAATGCAAAAAGAAAAAGGCGCCTTTTAAGTGACGCCAATTTCTTTGTTAATTATTTAAACTATACTTCTTATCAATTTTCGTTGTAAGTCTAAGCATCTTTGTATATAAATATTTAGTTCTCAAAGATTCCACCCAGCATAATACATATATTATACCAGTACCAATCTTAGAAACCAGCCATATCATACCTAATTTAATTACTTTCATACCATTTTCCTCCTTGTTATAGTTTAAACAGACACTATTGTCTATTATAGAAGGGATAAAATGTGCGAAAAGATTAGAGAGACCTTATTAAGATCTCCCAAAATCTTTTATCTTTATTTTTTACAATATTTATCTAAAAAATTTATTAAATTGTCTTCAACTTTAATGCAAAATTGTATGTCTCCATCTTTTGTTAAATCATCATAATTCCGAATAAATACTTTATAAATAACAAATATAATTGTACCTATAAAGAATGCCGGAAATGTAACCATTTCAAACAAAAGCCACAGGACAAAACCATACCATTTCCATTTTTTAAAAGCTGTTACCATATTTTATCCTCCATTTTTAAACAGACACTATTGTCTATTATAGAAGGAATATAACTTGCGATCTATTTAATTTCACTTTCTTTATCATCAGAATTTATTGTAAGGATTGTTACTTCTTTAATTTTGTCTAATATTTCCTCAATAGAATCATATACTAAAAATGGAACACCTGAACCCGAGGTGTATATCTTTGTTACATAAGTATCATTTACCTCAGATCTATAGAATCCATCTATGTTTTTTACATTAATATATAAGTCACCACTATATAGACTTCGTAATTTAATCATATCCATTATTTTTATAACCTTTCTTTAAATATAATATGTGATCCATTGGGCCATCTCACTTTGTTCAATGACAAAAAAGAAAGAGGCCTTTTAAGCCTCAATCTCTTCTTTCGAGCGATACTTCATATACAGTATACTCTGGATCATATGTCAGTAGTGCATTATTTCTTATGTCGGCACGAAAATACATCCAACATTGGGACTTTTTCTCTTTTGACATGAATCCATTAACATACTGATTAAGTATATTAACTAATTCATTTAGGTCATCAGAATGAAAATCCTTTGCTTTAGTTTTTTCGTACACTATATTAAATGCTGTGTACTGATACGTCATAATCAATGTATATTGTTTATTCATATCTATTACCTCCTTTATTATAGAAGGTATAATACATGCGATTTATTTAATGTCCAAAATATACTAAAAATTTATATATTGAAACATTTATCATATTAGACTTTAATTCTTTTATGGTATTATTGTTTTGAATATATGTATCAATTTCAGATTGAATAAGTTGATCAGATTTCAAATCTGGATAAAGAGAAATTAAAGCCATAGTATCATCTTCTGGAGAAACTTCATACATAATATCTTTCTCATATTGCATGTATTTCTCAACTGTAGCACTTATTTTAGATTCTATTTTTTGATTTTCTTCTTCATACATAGCTATCTTTTTAGGCGTTGTGTAGGATTTAGAAAATACATTAAATCCACATATACAAACAAATACTAAAACAATAACTGATAAGATACCACATAAACAACTTACAGTATCAAAATCAGTATCAGTATGCTCGTCCAAAATAGCAAATACAACAGTAAGAATCATTAACAATATTAATAGTGCACTAAGCATTATGAATCCTCCTATTTAATTTTCTTGCCTAACCTATGACCAGTTGCTCCCAATTAGGCCGCCGTTCGATTCCCCGTATAAATATAATTTGTGATCTAATGATCAGCCATCTCACTTCGTTCAATGACAAAAACCTAAAGGGGCCATATAGACCCCCTTACAGGTTTAGTCATTCTTTTTAGCCTTCGACTTAAGGCTGTCTATTTCTTCCTGTAAAAACATAACTTCATCGCGAAGATCCTTAACAGTCTCAGTAAGACTATAGAGCATTTCTGTCTGAAGATTCTGCTGTTTTATTGCTTTTACCATCTGATCCTTGAATGAAGTTGCTAAGTCATATAACTGCTTCATATCGGCATATTCATCAGCTTCTAAGCTCATGAGTGTACCTATGTCAGCATATTTGCTTAACATCTTTTTCCCTAAGTCAAACGATTCCTCAATAACATCAGAATCCACCTTTGTTTCCATAATTTCTGAATACTTCATAAAAATTTCCTCCTTAACATTGTATTTTTTACAAGTTTCAACCATCTCTGGTCTATTAAAGGAGGAATAAATTATGCGATTTACTCACCCAAAATCAATTTATCATTATAAGCATCTATACGAGCATCTAGTTCACCAATAATATTTTCGGGACTAGGATAATAATACTTCTTTCCTGTCCGTTCATATTCGTCCATCTGCTCTGTAACCCAATTTTTAAAATTTATAAGCTCTTCTACAACTTCCTTAGTTGCTGACATTGCTTTGTTCCTCCAATACTTTACTTTTTATTATAATTTCAAAACCTTTTTGTGTACAATAAATTGTTGAATTAGATGGATCATACATAATATCATAATTTTGAGTTTCATAATATGTATATCCATACCTTTTAGCCCATTTTTTATTTATTCGTTTCTTATGATGGGTTCGATTCTGTATTTTTTTCGTAGTTACTACTACTTTATATCTAGGTACACTGCATTCTAAAATCTTAGCTTCATGTTCATTTAATTCTTTAAGAGCTTTCATTATACTATCAGCTGTAATTCTATCATGCTGTGGTACAGAATAAGATAATGAGCCTGGTAAATCATCATGTTTGATAGCTTTATCTAAAACTTTAAAATATAATGTTTCCTCAAGCTTTTGTGGATCTAGAATATCATATTTATATTTTGTATTAGACATATTCTCAAATATATCATCACTTATTTTTTCAATAGGTCCAAGTATATTTCTATCCTTTGTACCTAAATATAATTTGTCCATTTTTGTCTAAATAACTCCTCTCAGATAGCTCTAGAACGCGTTTAAAGGCCCTTTTTAGCCATTTTAAGCATAATAGTCGATAAATTGGTCGAAAAAATGTTAAAATGCCTGTATGAGGCTAATAGAGGCCTTGTCGCAAGTGACAGCATCTCACAAGTTCGATACTAAAACGATTCTAGAAAAGGCAATTTTTGGTGAATTTTGCTCCTTTTACGGTCCCTCCGGGACTTAATCATTTGTGACATTCCTCTTCGGTGGGAGATAATTTGTCCCATGAAGGAGTATGTAATAACTTTGCGAGGCGCATAGAGTCTTCATTACTGTAGCCGTTATATCGGAGAATCCTATATATGGACATTTGAGATTGGCTGTCACCTCGTTTAAGTAATATTGATTGGTTTGATTTTGGGAGCATTTGTACATCTAATCCTCCATATTTTCATTAGGAATAAATTCTATAGATATGTTTTTTATTTGACCATCATCATTACGCATATCAATTTTTATATCATTAACCCTACTCAAATTAATACCCAATCCATTAGATATAAATTCCTTGGTTGCATTACGTATTTGATCTTCTACGGGGATAACAATATAATGTCTATCATCTAATCCACTAGGAATATCTGCATATATACAAGGTAAATCATTTACTTCAGGATACTTCTCAGCTATATCATTTGCATTTATTAATCTGTAACTCATATTAATCCTCCATATTTTCATTAGGAATAGCGCCATAATTATTTTCCACCATATTTTTAATAATTTTAGGCTGAAAATTTATATTGTCATAATTGTATTTTAATTCTATGGTGGAGGCAATATATCTGCATAAGTCATCAAAAATTTCAAGAATACTGTTCCATTTTGTTTGATGATCTACAAATATAATATCATGTACAAAAGGTCTTTCTAGTATGGTAGACTTAAGTATAAAACTATCACCCAAAATACTTAATGATAAGTCATATTCGTTAGCTATTTTTTGTAATTTTTCAAAATAATAGGACAAATCACTCATATCAATACTCCTTAATTTCTGCTTTTGATGATTGATTAGTTAAAAGATAATACAACGTATCAGCCTGTTTACCTAATTCCATTTTCAGAATTTTAATATCATCACCATTTTTTCTAAGTATACATATACCAGCTTCATCTTCCAAAGCATTATCAAATGTTACTATGAGAGTATCTGACACATGATTGTTCATCTCAATCCTCCATATTCTTTATTTTCTCAATCCAATCATTAAATGTGATTGACTCCATCATAAGACCCTCTCCAAACATACGGGTTTTGAGACCCATGATGATTTGGTTTTTAACATTATCATCGATACTTAAGAATATGTTTTCATATTCGTCATAATATCTCTTAAATCTCTTTTCTACAGCCTTACGATACTCCTGATTTTCCTGCTTAAGCCATTCATCTTTATTCATTGTGAAATAAGCATCATAAATCATTGTGGTTATGAAGAACTGAGCGTCTTCCTTTCTACCACGATCTCTAAATTCCTCAACTAATGCTGTATTACTGTCAAGCATGTTATTATATGTCTTGAGAATATAATCAGGGTCATGACGGCAAACAGACTCATCGCGCCATCTCCAGAGATAAAATGCCATAGGCTGACCTGTCATCTGATTGAATAAAGGACAATAAATGGTGTTTGTCGGACCTGCTATCTTCTGGCATAGGCAATTGAAGAAACTATCCTCATGGATTGTGAGGTTATCGTTCCAGCGGATGTTGTTATTTATAAGGAATTTAAGTCTATGCACCTTACCATGAACAAATGTTGAATCAGTCTGGTGAGGAACGTAAACCGGGGTTTCCTTATCCATCTTAGGTCTACCAGTATGAGGATCTATAATAGGCTTTTTAGTCTTAGGATCAAATTCAGGCATTCTCGTCTCTTCGATAAAGGCTGACATCATGGTATCAAATACACCATCTTCTCTTTTAAGATCAATTTCTCTGAATATAGTGTACATACCAGTCATATTGAAGAACATATCATCAATATCACAGAACATTACATAGGGATTTCCCTTATGTTTCTGGTAGTCCTCAATAGCCTTATCAAGACATGCATTACGTGTAGCAGATACACCACGATGCTCACAAATATAATAATAGATTTTGAATGGGTATTTGTATCCGTTTATGGTGTAATTATCTTCTGATACCTCATAAGGATTCTCTTCAGGTTCACCATCCTTACAAATTATACAGTCAAGTTCATCAAAATCAACATTCTGCTGTAAAGCAATAGAGTCCAAAAGAGGTTTTATCACGTCAAATGGCTCTTTATATTGAGGAACTAATATATGTAATTTCATTTTTATTTTCCTTTCATTAATTTAATGTAATATAAGGCGAAAATTTGATAGAAGCATTAAAAATTTTGATTCAAATGTTTTATTTACATGTCTAACATTTCTTCTAATACTTTCACAGATTCCTCATACTCTTTTGAAGGTCCAAAATGATTTGGATCGACTTTTCTGGCTACCAAATCTGCTACTTGTAGCGGCCAAGTAAATAAATTACTTGCTGCTGCACCAGCAAATATGACACCAGATCCAACTTTAGTCTTTCCGAATTTTGTATTTGAAACCCTTCTATGTAATTTTTCTACGGGTTCTGTAAATCCAATTTTATTATTACTGTTTACAAAAATATTATTTCCCATTTTTATCCTCCTTCTGCTTCTATCATTATAGGAGGAATATAATATGCGAAAAGAAGAAAGAGACCTTAAATAGTCTCTTTTATTATTTCTGAAGGATTATGACGACGATTACGTGCAATATATTCAATTTCTTTTGATGATGCTTTTTCTCTTTTATACATCATCGCATAATTAATATATTGCTCTAACACTGCTTCTTCATATTCATTCGTTACCTTACTAAGATCTCTTTCCTCTTTTTTAGTTAAATTCATATTATCACCTCCTTTATTATAGAAGGAATATAATATGCGAAAAAAGAAAGGAGCATTATGCTCCCTTCAAAAACTCTTTTGCCAATTCTTGAAGTTCAAGCTTCCCGTTTTCTGCAAAAGCATGAATATACTGGATCTCATCCTCAGTAAGGTTTTCTCCATTAATTGTTAATGTTCTTAACCATTCTTTAAAGAGAAAACCCTTCTTTAATGATCCACCAGCAATACTCCAACTTGCTACATAACGGGATACATAAATCCCATGAATCAACTTGTTTTCAAATTCGTTCATATTATTATCCTCTCTTTCTAGATATACACCGCGTATATCTATTATAGAAGGATTAAAATATGCGAAAACTTAGAGCAACCATAAAATATAATTTATAGTTACTCTTTTGTTTTTTTACTTCCAATGAGAACTCCAAATAGAGCGATCAACTCCACTAATAGTTCCTAAATAATAAGTATCTTTGACACCATTAATCCGGAAGCAATTTATAACACCTATAGATCTGCTTTGACAAACAGATATTTTAGCACATTTAGAAAAATCAAATTCATCTAAATGAGACCAAAATGCCTCTTCCAAATCAGAAGTAAGGTTTCGATATACTTCCCTTTTAAGTATGATACTGTTTTTAATACTTATTTTCTTCTTTATAAGTTTCGCTATCTTCATATGTAATTCTCCTTTCTGCCTTTCTGGCTATTAAAGGAGCCTTATTTTTTGCGTCCGTACAAGTTCATACAATCTCTTTAAAATTTTATAAACTCCTTAATTAATATATGCGAAAAGAAGAAAGGAGCCATATTTCAGACTCCCTTCACATTCATAATCTCATTTCCATAGCTTCTTAAATATAAACTTAATTAAGCAAGCTAATAAAGCTAACGAGATCAATACAAATGCAACGGTTAACATAAAATATACCTACCTCTCTTTCTTTAATCGACATTATTGTCATTATAGGAGGCATATTTCTTGCGTCCGTACAAGTTCATACAACCTTAGCAATTATTCAGTAGTTTCTTCAAGAGATTTTATTTTTTCGTTTTTAATTTCTTCAACTTTCTTATTAAAATCTTCCAATTCTTCCCTTGTTACAGCGTTTGCCTCATTAACAACCTTTTCCAAAATGCCCTGAAGTACTACTCTCTTAACTTCTATTGGAAGATTAAATTCATTTAAAGCTTGAATTATATGATTTTCAAGGTTTCGAACTTGAAGATTTATTCCCATGATTGAGCTATCTACCATTTGATCACTCATAACAAATCTCCTTATAATATATGACTAAATAATATAATGTGAGGACGCTACCACCGCCTCTGCCCAGAAATAACTTTCCCATCTTTGTGCACAAGATGTCTGGAGCCCCCGAAATTATTCGTTCAGAATGTCTCTCAGCTCATATACATAAGCGGGACATACAGCTAAAAATTATAATATACAGGTCTCGTAAGAGCCCTATAATCAAATCTTATCTACAATTACACCATCAACATTAAAGTCAAGAAGCCACTTATCATCGTTCTCGTTAACTCCTTCTTCAACTAATGCAATTCTGAAGTCAACATATCCGTCGCCGTCACCATTATCAAGCCATCCAACAAGCTGACCATAATCTGTACGATCATAACCGAGCATGTCATATACATCATTTAAGAACAAGAACCCTTGACTTCTAAGCTTAAGATTTGCTACCTGTTCCTGTGTCTTAAGGAATTCCTCATTATATACTCTACCACAGCCATCATTTGTGTTAGTTATGTAGAATATATCGCAGGTCGATGCACTATAATATCTAGCATATTCACTAGGGAGACTAGGATCGACAAGATTCATCTTCTTATCAACCATCTTGACATTACCCTTTTTGTCAGTTGTCTCAACTGCTACAACTTCTGTATGTCTGCCAGTAAGAATATCTCGCTCAACATCTTCACCATATCTATCCTTAACTCTTTGACGATATGCCTCGAATGCTGCTGTGACTGACTCAAGAGCTGCTAATGATGTAGCAAGCCTCTTTCTCATGATACCATGTGCTGAGATACTAAGTACTACAGATGCACCTGCTAAACCTGCTGCCGGAGCATATGCTAAAGCGATCTTTCCTCCAGTCTTAACATATTCCTTAGCAAGTTCCTTCTTATACTCAACAATCTCTTCAGGATGATCTGATGACTCAATATCACCCATCTTATCCTTAACGTCATCAACTCTTTCTGCATGATCATCAAGAATTTCTTCGAGCTTAAGTGTCCCTCTTGCTACAAAATATAATGCTGCTGCACCTGTAAGAATTGACGCGCCAATCATAATTTCCGGAGCGTGCTGCTTACACAGATGAGCTGCTTTAAACATTATCTGTTTGAATCCCATTGTCGTTCTCCTTTTCTTCATTGTTATCTTTATTTAATGCAGATATAATTACATTTCCAACAGTAGCTGCTATGCTGGTGAGGCTTAGCATAAATATAAACGGATGTCTGCATGCGAAATCCCATATATTTGTTTTACTCATTTTTTTTTTTTTCACTCCTATAAAGTAAATTGTCGTAAGACAGCCTTTTACTCCTTTCAAGAGACTTTATCCTATCAAAAGAAAGAGAGGGTTCCTAAAAATATAAGAACCCTCAGTGAAAGGATAAAAATGGATTATATAATCAGGCAGTTTTAAGCTTGCTCCTCTCAGACACAAGCTTTTCCCGCCAATGATTAGCAAAATATGAATTTGATCCACGAGTTTTAGATCTAGACTTGTTTTGACCATGCTTGTTGATCTGTCTAAATCCTTCAAGCTGCATGCGATTTCTCGCGAGAGCTCTTTTATATGATCTTAATATGCTCATATATTATCTCCTTTAAATATAATTGTAAGCCTCATCCCTAGCTTACTCGGCCTAACCCACTTCTTCCTTACCATAGTTACTAGGCTTCCTTATATTTTATAACATGGGCTCGAAGTGGCTTCTCCAAGGGTCCATATTATAATTGCTCTAAATCCGGTAAATCGAGAATACATCCTCCATGAACCGGACGCGGCTTTACACCGCTAAGATTGGTCCAACCCCAGAACTTATCTGTAGCCTCCCAGGTTTGATCAACCATATCATAATAGTCAGCCACAGAACACTGACCATAATCGGCAATGAGATCTTGCATATCCATAAGAACCTGCATTGCGATCTGTCGATCAGGTATTATAATATCATCAAACGATCGGCGATTACGTCTTCCATATCTCTTATCTTCGTTATTATCACGATTTGATACTCGAGATGATGTACTATAATCCTTATAACCACCTACAATACGTCTATTGTTGCCGCCTCTTCTACTTCTTGATCCAGCATCACCAAATAACAATATATTAATGGCACCATTTACCAAATCAGCTATTGTTTCTTTAGCGCTAGGAATAAGAATATCCCACAAAATATATGATCCAACAGTATCAGACTCTTCAGATAAGAAAGTATCTTTGAATCGCTCACCAAGTGGCTTCTTTTTTCTTACACCAGTAACCACTTTTTTAACTGCTGGACGCTCATCAGACTGAGTATTTTTCACACCAGCAGATTTCTTTATATTTTCAATTTCTTTTTTATTCTGCTGCTCTAATTCCATTTCAGCCTTTGTTTTTTTACTATTGCCAGGAAGATTCTTATATTCATCAAATACACTTCCTAACATAGGTGTATTTCCATCAGCCATTATCAGTCTCCTCTTCTATAGTTTCGTCATCACTAGATGATATGCCCTTAACTACATTTGAAATCGTATCTACAACCTTAACACAATTATCAATTTGATCATCGACATAAGATTCAGCAGCATTACCAACAGCTCCAGCCAATGCAGTAGCACCGACAAGCATAAGAACTTTCTTAAGAGTTTTGTCTGTTGGAAGAATTACCGCTTTACCATATCTGGTCATAATATAACCAGCTCCAAATGATGCTGCGCTGCCAATGATAAATTTTGCAGCTGTGATTCCGATCTGTTTCATGTCAATTTTAAATCGTTTTGTCTCCATATTTTTATCCTTTCTTAGAAAAAACATAGAGAGATCATACCTGCATTAATATCACAAGTACGACCTCCCTTCTCTCTATTAAAGACGCAATAAATTGTGCGATTGCATCATTTGTCATACTGGTTTTACCACCTATGCAAATCACCATACTGATATCTAGGAGCTATAAGATAGTCAATAACCAAGCAAGGTCCACCACCATGCTCTTCATCAGCCAATATAGAACTAAATGTCAAATCTATTAGACCAGTCATTGAGTTCCATCCAAGCTGCTCACCCATAGTTACCTGAGGTAATCCAAGCTCATAATAGAAATCATTAAGTGAAATATAATCCTCATGAAGAAGTCTTTCATTCAGATTATTAACTATTCTATGAATCTTATCAATATCTGACTTAAAATATCTTCCTGTATAACTATCATAGCAAAGTGCATCACCAGCTCCAGTTATGATAATCGGTGCACCATTTGGATTGCCTTCTGTCGCAGGAGGATTCTTTTCTACCTTTTCCTCAGCAATTTTCTTAATTACTTCTGCTGCTTTCTTTTCACCGATCTGCTCTACAACCTTATTCTTATAAGTTCTAAAAGCCTCCTCTGTGGCTGTGAGAGCTGCACTTGTGGCTGTAAGACGCTGAACAGAGATTGAGTTTGCACCAATAAATGCTGCTATTGATGCACCACCCATAAGTACTGCAGGAATATAAAGAGGAGCAATTTCCTTTACTACATCCTTAAACGCAGGTCTATACTCTTTATCTGGAACTTTATCCATCAATTCCTGAGTTCCGACAAATATCTGTGCCTCATCAGTCTCATCCTTATGCTCTGAAAGATACTGCTTCTCACATAATTTACTAATTTCAAGGTTTTTATCGTCCTTTAGTTTCTGTACTCTTCTTTGTGCTTCCGGTGTAACCTTTACAGCAAAGAATACTGTTCCTCCTATTCCAAGACATCCTGCTACTGTAAGAATAGTAGGTAAGTGCTTAACAAAGTTTTCTTTGAATCCCATTGTGATTCTCCTTTCATATGTTAAAAAGTTATAGACGCGCTATCTACACATCTATCACTATAGAAGTAAAAATTTTTGCGATTTTAGAAATTTGTGATTTTGATTGGCCGCTTATTATCAAATATAATGTCAGTTAACTGCTTAATGCTAGTCTCAATAAATTCTGGCTTTTCACTCGGGCTAATGGCCTCCATTACCTTAACTGCCTTTTCTACATCATCCGTACAAGTTACAGCAACACCATTAACTACTACTGGTATGTTTTTGGAATTGTTATAAATACAGAAATTATTTGGCTCACAAACATGATCGACGATAGACTTGATTGTAAGTTCTACACCATTATGCATACCAGTATTTACACCATTAACAAATCCCTTTTTATATAATATAACACCTCCAACAACTACTACTCCACCTCCGATAACCCAAGGAATAGCCTTTTTAATAAGTTTCTTAGCCTTCTTTTTGTAAATTTCAATCTTTTTCATTTTTTTTTTCTCCTAATGTTCAATAATAGTTACTGTGCCTTCCCATATACCATAAACTGAATCCTCTTGCCAAGTATAAGTTTCCGGATATTCATCTTCTCGCATAGGCCTGGAAAGATACCATAAATTATCTCCATCTTTCCATGTTATTTCTAATAATTTCTGACCTTCTGGAAGATCAATGGTATATTTTCCTCCATAGCCCTTAGCCATACTTTGTGCACAACCAGAAAAACAGAATATAATAGCAAATAACATAAGCAGCGACATACCTAAAGTTATAATTTTTCTAATCATTTAATATACTCCATTCTTTTATATCTATAATACTTGTCCCATCATATACTTCCATTGGATAATAACAGCCAATCCAAGTGTTTTTACTGGAAAACTCATATTGCTGATAACAGGTATTCCATACATTTACCTCGTCTAGAATATCTTTTGTTCGAATATTAAAATCATCTCTCAAGTTGTCGTTTTCAAGTTCAGATATAATTTTATTATACTTATTTCGCATTTCTATATTTGTATGATTAACACCATATTTACTATGACATAGTATTAATAATATAAGCATGATTGCGAATGCAAAACCAAATATAACTATACCGATACCTGCATAAATTGTTTTATCAAAAATATTATCAAGAGTGTCTAATAGTTTGTCTTTTTTCGTTAATTTTATTAATTCAGTTTTCTCTTCATCTGTCATTTCTTCAAAATTTTTCCAAACCCGAGAACTAAAACCTGTTCCTGATTTATTTATAACATTAATTTTATGCCTTATGCTATCTTGTACATTATAAATAACTTTATTAGTCATAATATAACTTACAATTGTAATAATTATACATAAAATAAGTAATATTCCTGTTAATAATATAAGTAACATTTTTCAACCTCCGTAAACTTTTAATTCCTTTTCTATTTGTTCATACATTTCTTGATTAAGAATTATTTTAACTGGTTCTTCAGCATACTCTCTATTCCAAGTTGCAAAACAAGGTCCACCATTTTTATAGCAATCAGTCTTCTCACAATCTTTATTTTTTTCTGGATCACACATATAAAGATTTAAATATAATTCCTTATCACAATATGGACACCAGACCATTTTTCTAACAAGATCTGTCTTAACCATATCTTGATACACTTCAAACTCTTTACCACAATAATCACATTTTATAATTTGTTTCATATTATATACTCCAAATTATCCATAATAGTAATGCAACCAACGATCCAATTATTGGAACAATACATATTGGAATAGTTGTCTCAAGTACTTCTCTTAATTTTTTTCTCATCTTTACCTCCGGGAAAAACTTAAAGGGATATTAAATCCCTAAAAGTTTGTATATGGAGTTGCAAATGACAACACCTAACATTGGAACCCAGATTATAGCTGTCTCCAGCATAAAGGTTCCGATCTTTTTTATTAAGTTATACATAAGCAAACCCTCCTTTTCATTAAAGAAGGATTAAATTATGCGAATTAACACAATCCCTTGTTGGACCATTACTAATGTAATTATAAGAAAAATTTTCATCTGGTTTAATTTCGTCAGCATGTGTTAAAGCTATAGTTGTTTTAACTTTATAAGGTGATGAATCAATTTTTATTCGTTCGTACAACGCTTCATAGTTTATATTAGCATACCGAAGATTTCCTTGAAATGGATTATAAACATTTGTTTTATCAACAAATCCAAAATCTATTTCATCATCAAGTTTACCATCACCATGTCTAGTGAGATAGGTTCTAGAAACATAGCAAGCTTCTATATCCAAATCTTTTCTATCACCAATAATATCAAAAACAGCTTTCAATCCAGTATTACTAGATGTTCCATATTCAGGATCATAATCTTTATCTAATAATAAACCTTGAGCGTTTTCAAATATAATGGTATCATAGTGATCAAACAAATAATCTTGGTCACAAACCGGAGTACAAATATGTTGCATAGACCTAAAATCTTGTATAAAATTATTTATAAGATTATCAGAATAATAAGCGTTTTTCCAATTTCCAGATAAATGTATATTATTTTCTTCCATCTTCTGTTTATAATATACATCTCTAATATCCAATAAATCTTTTTCTATTTCATTATCTGTCATGCATGCATATCTTATAAAGTTTGCACCATTTCGTCTTTTTGTTTCATAAACACCATATCCACAACTATTATTAAGGCCTTGCTCAGTCATGAAAAGTATGTTATAAATCATATCAAATGGTGTACTAACCAAACAATTATTATTTATCCGTGGTCTTGGAGTAAATCTAGTATCCTTGTTTAATAGTTTATACTCCTCTACAAATATAAGAGGATTGGAAACAAATTGAGCTGGAATATAAGTATCCGCACCAGCAAATGTTCCACTTCCAAAATGATGAAAAATATGTCTTAAATTATTAACCTGTACAGTATGACCTCTTTGTGATCCACCATTCGTTAAAACATTTAGGCACTTGGCATTTTTATCAGCTTCAAGAGCCTGATGACAAAAATAATCTGTCATCAAGCCCTTTCCCTCGTCTCCGTAGTTTGCTCCTATAACAGCTTTGACTACTACCATGAAATTTCTCCTTTTGAATTTACAGGGCTATTAATAGGCTTATTTTTTGATGAATTTAATATAACATTTATAATATCATCACTTATAGAATTCATCGTTGACTTAATGAAATGATCACCCAAAATCTCGTTCCAACCATAATATATCTCATTTACATCAAACCTTGATGATCTATGATTTACGTCCAGATGATATATATCAAATTTATCTATAGCATCTTTATATAGCTCATGTGTATCAATATCACCCTGAATATAATTACCCAAAGAAGCTGATAATCCGTCCTGTGGAAGATATGGATTAATCATTTCATCACCAATTGTTATAATGATACCTTTTTCACCACGATTCCAACAATCTAATCGTGTATTATGAAGTCCAAAATACCAAGCAGCAGAATATGATTCATAACTATTTCCTCCGCCGCCAAATTCAAACCAAACTTTATCGAGTTGTTCAGCAATTCGTATATCTGACTCAAATTGAGATGCTTGTATCGGAGCACTATCATATGCTAAATCACCAATGCCCATTATCATAAATTCAATATCGGGTATTTCCTTGTACAATTTTGTCATTATGACATTGAGTTTCTTAGCTACTTCTACGGCTGCATCACCCATAGAACCAGTCACATCAAGTGCTAATATAACTGGTTTTGTATTTGGATGTTCTTCTGAATCACAACATTCTCTTATAACATTATGAGGATTTAATGCTGGATCAATACTTCTTGATTTAAACATTTCTTGATTGCTTAAATTAGAGGCTATTGCACCGGTACTATCTAATGAGACTCCTCTTGTACTAGCTGTATAGGATGCAAATTTTACAGAGCTCCAACTTCCACTACCCATTATTCATTTACCTCCTCTTCTTCTGAATCATCTTCATCAGTATCGAAATTGAACATTCCAGAGAACATATTATTCATACCACCTCCAAACATCATCATGAAAGGAAGTGCATTATTCATAGAGGAATTTGAGGAAGAACCCTTTAACATTTCAGACATCATCATATACTGCATAATATTTTTGGTGCCTTTCTTTCCTTTAAAATTATCTCCAAACATTGAAACAATCTTGCCATAAAAATATGTATTGCCCATGAATACATGTCTTTCCGGAAGAAGAGTTTCAACGGTTGAATCTTCATAATTGATTACTGTTATTTTGTCTTTTGTAGCGTCAATAACACATTTAGGCTTTCCGGAAGCAAGAATGATATCACCTTTATGAACTTTGTTTGTTGGTATAACGAAAAAGAAGTCTTCCCCTATATCGAATACAAAATTACTACAGTTGGTGAGTCTGTTAGTGTTTATGTCATATGATTTATATCCAGATTCCGTTTTTACAGCTATTCCTCCGCTCATAGATAATCTGCACATACCAGGTGCGATCTTTCCAAACATTGTCCCCATAAAATTTTCAGTATTCATTTTTTTTTCTCCTTTCAATGACTTTGTCATAAGTTCCTAATATTTTTATTTCCTTCTAGCTCTGTAGTAAGAAGGTCTTCTATAAGTATACTCATCATCTTCGTCAATTGTGCCATTCTTAAATTCAGCTTCTAACTTATACTGCTTGAATATAAGTTTCGCGTGCTGAACAGGAGTAATATTCTTATGAACATATGATGAAAGTCGATTAATACTCATCTGAAACTCAACGTCTAATGCTCTCTTGAATCCTTCCTGATAAGATATGATATCAGTATTATTATTGGCATATTTACCAAGTTCATAAAAACAAATTGGCTGATCAGATTTTTCAGTATTAGTAAAATACATTGTGAATATATCAGATGAACGAATATAATCTGCTTCCCAATTAATCTGTCTTCTGATTTCTTCTGTATCAGAATTCTTAGGCCACTTATCACGACGAGGATTAAATATAACAAGTTTATCAGTCTTTTCCTCAGGTAAAGACTTTAAGTAGTCAATTACCTCCTGCTGCCAATCATCACAATCGGTTATACCACCAGCAAGAAACACGGTAATCTCTTCTCTAGTAGGAACATAGTATTCTGGTGCAGTAATTACTTTCATTTTTTTTTCTCCTTTTAATTATTTTTAAATTCTTTTACAGATTTTATAAAACCTTTAATAAAGCCAACGATATGACCGCTAATATATACAAATGGTGCTATAATTATATAAATAACTTTCATACTTTAAATACCTCCATAATTTCCGTATATAACATCTGATTTAGTAAAGAATTTATCATAAAATTTGAAATGTGGTTCACTATTAGTCAGTGTAGCAATTGCTAATTCTATCCCATTGATCATACCGATAGCATGCTCATCATCATAACTAGATAAACTGTCTTGAGCAGATCTAAATTTGGAAACTATAGCATCTAATTCATTTTTATCCATTTTTTCTCCTCATTTAAAAATCACAAACCTTTATCTTTACTGTAATTCGTTTGCCATTTCGATCGTACAAGTCTTCATAGGGCTTACAAACTAATCCTTCCATATTAGCAGTTCCAATCAATGACTTTGGATGAGTCTTAACAAATTTTACAGCATTGTCAAGTGGCCCAACACATACAATAGGAACTACATCTATTCCTAAAGATTTAGCAATATCTTCAAGGCTGCTTCGGTTCGCCCAAACATTACTTCCTGGGAAATAAATGTCAAACAAGATAAATGAAGTATCATCTGGAATATAGTCTTTGCCACATTTCTGTATCTTATTACCGTAACCTTCACCAAAGAATATAACTTCTTTTTCACCAAATAACTGTTCGAGTAGCTCTTCCATTTCATTAGTTAAGAATATACTTTCCAACTTTTCTAGAAGATGCTTTGGAATATCAGCTTTTTCAGTTCTTCCTTGAAACGAAACTTTATGACCATCCCATATTATGCCAATGTTTGTACCATCAATTTTTTCTGTGCAAATCCAATCAAGATCTTTCAAATATTCTACAGCTTTATTACGGAACTGCCCCTCAATCAACTTCTTAGTTCCTTCTGTATCACGTTCGTAGATTGTTTCAATTTTTGTATAAGTGTACATATTATCTCCTTTCAAGAATTAAATTTTTATTTCCACAATATAATATCTGACTCTGGTACATTTTTTTCATCTGGGATATCAGTTATACCATAATGTATATCGTATCTTTTTTCAACATTATCATCTAACACATGTATATTTGATATAACACCCATAAGATAGCTTGACTTAGGATATAATGCATTAGATGTGGTCATAACTTTGTCACCTAATTTATACTTACTTTTACTCATTTATTTATCCTTTCTTATCCCTCACAATCCTCTCTGCCTTTTCATTAAACTTAAATAACCATTCATCATTTTCACGAATATCATCATTTGATAGTGAAAGGAAAGTAACACCTTTTTTGTCATTGGATCCCCTTTGAACTACTACAGCTATCTGTAAACCTACAATCTTTGTATCATCTTCAATGTTTAATGTAAATGCTTTCTTCATTTATTATTCCTCAACTTCCGTAAAAAGGACATTTACCCTGTTCACGTTCCTCACAACAGCTATTTAATGTTCTGCCTGTCTCGTATCTACGCATATATTTAACATTTTCTTCTTCAAGCATTATCAAAAAATGTTTCCACAACTTTATAGGATGTATGTCAGTACATGATAGATCTGGAGTATCTATTAAGAATGTGAATATATAAGTCTTGTTCAGTACTAAATAGAAGTTGACATATAATTCTGCATCTGCCCCCTCAATCTTCTTTGTTGTTTTGGTTGAGAACAGTTTTATCTTTTTCATACTTCCTCACTTTCCATCAGTGGCTTTTATAGTATGATTATAATTCCAACAATGATCAATATCAATGTATTCAGTAGTATTATCAGAAGCTCGTTCTTTAAATTCTGTGAATATATCATCTATACAATTAGTACAAATAACCAAATTTTCTATAGAATCGATACTATCATTGCCCCAATCATGATGACCTGTCGTTACTTCATACCACTCAATGCGTTTCGAGTATTTTATTTCTCTTATATCTTTAAATTCATCATGCACAATTTGTCTAATTAATTTACCACATTTATCGCAATATACTTCTGTTATATAAGGAACTTTTTGTTCAATTATAGCACTTTTATATTGTATTTTTTCACTCATAATAAGCATCCTCTTCATCTACTATTTTACGCCAATGTGTTATATCGTTCTTAAAACTAACCATACTATCAGGATCATGATGTATAGAATAATAATATGATTTATAATATTCATCTATTCCATAATTATTATTTTTGCACTTAAATAAATAAAATCCATCTTCTTTAGGCAGCCCTTCTTTTTCGACATTATGCCAAATATAATTCTCTAATGCATTTATACAAGGCTTGGATTCATGTTCATCAAGTTTATATGCTTTATAGTCATAAGCAGGCCAATTTTTAATATTAGTTAGTACATCTACAGCTCTCATATCCATATTTATTTACCCTTTCTTTTATCTGAATAAATAGCTGATGATAGTAAGTTTATTACTTCTTCAATATCATTTTCATCAAAAACATTAAACATATCAGCATCTGTGTAGTCACTTTTCAAATCCCAGTCATATTCCGCTAATAAATCATCACCATTAGTATCTATATAAAAGGCTCCGAATGTTGGATAATCTAAATCACCACTCGTAATATGAATAGCTGGATCAAACGAGTCATTATTCCAATTTTCTTGAAATACAAATTTTTTACCTGGATTACTGGTCAACAAAGTTAAAAATTCATTTCTGGTTAAATTTTTCATATTCGCCCTTTCTTTTTTTTTTTTTTTTATTCTATATATTTGAAAAATTCTTTAAGTCCAAACTTCTTTTTTATTATGGCCATAGCAAGTCCTTTTTCTTTGTCCCATCTTTCACCTTTATTGACTTTTACAACTGTCTTAGACCCATCTTCCCATAATACTATGGTAGCTGGTTTATTAAATATAACTTTCTTTATTCCTAAATTTACATTAGCTGGTAATTCATAAATTGATTTTCCGTAAATTGAATTAAGGGCCATCTTTGTAGGCATTGGATGCATACCATAAAATGAATTAGTCACAGAAATACGTGTATAATTAATTGTAACGTATACTTCATCAAAGAAGGTATCATTATTAGATACCAGAAGTTTAACATATTTATTGTCAAACAACAACTTGAAATTATTAGATGATGTTAAATCTGTAGTGATCCTACAATTATTAGAATTTGAAATAATACCAGTTACTATTAAGTTTGAGATGACAATATCATCATCAAAATTTTTAATTTCATGTGGCACCATGATGTTAAATTCTTCACAACGAGGAATTTCACCTAAAGATATATGTTTAATCATTATTATTTATCCTTTCTTTTCCATATTCATCAATAATTCGCAATATATCATCTTTCATATCTCTTGCCCCTTTATGCCCCTCATAAGAACTTACAGATACATAATCTACAGGGTTTAACCTCTCTATTTTTTTCACTATCTCATCAAGTACAGCCTTTTTCATATCTCCAACTGTAGTTCCTTCTGGAATGATAATGATTCGTTCCAAATCTTTTTCTTTAAGGGTTCCCTTATGGACTAAATTTTTTAATCGGCAAAGCAAGCTCATTCCTTTTTAATCCTCACTTTAATATAATCTCTAATAGCAGATGTATCATTCTTTAAATCATTATATATTGATTCATCTATGGCATATGCATATATTTTGCAATTTTTTCTCCTCATACCACATCTGCAGTATCTATTTGTTTCTGTTACACTGTCAAGTATTGGTGACACAGATCTAAAAGTTGTATAATCATTGAACGCGTCACCAACTCCTTCATATATTACAGCTCTAACACCATAATATACCTTGCCTTCTATATTGACACTGATGGTGTCAAATTCTTCTATCATATATTCATCGCCAAATATATAACATTTGTTGCCCAAAAAATCTTTTTCTTCTCTAACTGCACAATATAATTCTGCCTTCTTTTTGTCATCGAATACTGCGCATATATGATAATCAGAATATTCACCCTCTGTCACAACATAAATTTTCATTTTATTTCTCCTTTTGAAGTTTTCTCATTTCATCATTCCACAACTTTCTTACTTTAGAATCACTCCATTTAGGCAAGTCAAATACTATAGTGTATTTACATTTGCAACAAGTAATAATTACATGCCCATTTCCGTCCATGATACTTTTACGACGATTATGGCCACAAATACAAGGTAAATAATGAGAATCATCCGTACAAGTCTTTACTGGTTTTTTGTATTCCCTATCCCAAAATTTATATGCTGGACAATCATCACAATTATGTTCAGGACATATTGAACTGTCTATTACAGCACATATACTAGCTGGATATTCGTCTATTTTTAAACCAAAAACCTCTTCAAATTTTTCAGCGTTTGTCATATTTTACCTCTTCTTTTTTAATTCTAATACATTTTTCAGCCCATGGTCCAGGCACATATGCATAATCATGAATTGGATCTTCTATTGCAGTTTCCCAATCGGCACAGTCTACTTTTTCATCACAGATATCGAATTCGGGACAATCTCCACAATTTACATATTCTACCATTTTTCACCTCACCAATTAGTAGCTATATCTATGCCAGTAGGATTCCATTTAACAAATCCTCCAGTATCACATACAATAGCTAAACCAAGACTTGTTTGAACTAATGATCCATATGGATGAAGATCAAAATTTGCAGCGACCATAATATAATCGCCAAACATCTTGCAACCATCCTCACGGACCCAATATTCTCCTTTATAGCCTTTATTTTTTAGTCGAGTTACTATACCAGACATATCCAAATTGTAATATGTCTCTGATCCGTTTGGCCCCTGTATACGTCCACGAGATGAGGATAATTTTGTGCCGTCATAAGAATATAATGGTTCAATGTCCGTTATGTATTCAGACATAACATATAAAATCTCATCATCATACTCGATAAGACTCCAATCGCCGCATTTTCCTACAACCATTATCTCTTCATATGGTCTCAATACACAATAAACATTGTCCTCACTATCTTTATTAGCAGATACTCGAGCATTTAAATAATTTCCTCGTACCTGTTTAAGATGCTTGTCTACCCATTCGGCAATCGGCTTATTTTGACGTATATGCTCGGAAATATAAGTTAAGTCTTCTTCTAGATATTGCTCATAATTTTTATCATGAGCTAACAATCTAGCTGCACCACCAAGTGGTAACTCTGCAGAAATATAATTTTTAGGTATTGGCTCTCCAAAGTTTTCTATGTTTTCATGTTCAGGTATTAAAAATGGTACGATAATAAATGATAAAACTATAAATAATATAATGATTATAAACCACTTATTTTTTGATTTCATCATGACCCTCTTTACTTCTCCTGATGTGATAGAAATACCTGATTATACCATTTACTGCCTTTTATGCATCTTCTTAATACTTCAGCTTTACTAATATTTAATTTTTCTGCCTGTTCACAGACCCATTTGTAATCGTCAGAATCTATAAAAGTAGTTACTGGAAAAGTATAATTAGCATTTAGACTTCTTTTATTAGGTCTCTTATCATGTGGCATTTTATAATGATTCATATCATTCTCAACCCTCTTTTCTCCATATATTATACAAACAAGATTTATGAAAATATTCTTTTTTACTGCCAGTACCTTTTCTTATTACATATTGAACATCTGGGTTCTTGCCATGAAGTTCAAAATCATAAATACAATTATGACAAAATTTACAGCGTCTAGCCATACTATAACTCATATCATTTTTCACTTTCCTCAGGAAATAATGCATTTATTAATTCTTGATCTATTACAGTACCCAATTTGATTTCCAGCATAAGCTTATGAACATTATTGATTCTTTTATAGCAATCTATTTCTTCCTTAAGATTACCGATCATTGATTCATAATGTTTGATCGACTTATCTACTAATTCATTTGTAGTCAGCTCTTCAACCATTATTTCCTCATTTTCTGTCTTAGAGTTTAATACATACCACGCACATGTATCACAATTATGATTACATACACCACTTTGTACTGCCATAGCACACATTTGTTTTTTAATATTATCACTGTTTTCTTTTGCCTTTTTCTTATTGATAAAGAGAGATTTGAGCCAATAAATAATCTTTTCAAATATATTTAATTCTCTCATTTTTTACTCCTCTTTTTCCACCTTTTACATTCTTTCCTATATCGTCTTGAATACTTTTCTAAAATCTCATATAAGGCAATTTCATTTATCTGTGTCTGTCCTAATGGATCTACGACATACCAATCCTCTCCTAAAAGATAATTGATTATAAATGTTCTAAATTCTGCATCTGACACACCGACACCGAACATATTATCTTTATCTTCACGGTTTTTATATCGTTCGTTCATAAATTCTATGAGTGTCATTTCTTTTATCTTCACTTTCTATCACCCACTTACCTTCATATTGTGGTAGCCACTCCTTTTCTGAATCTGAACTTAAATCATATGGCTTTATAAAAATATCTATATAGTCATTATCTTCTATTCTGTGATAACTATAACAATATTTAAAATCACTATGTTTTTCGTCCCATCCAAGAGTTGATTTATATTGCAAAGGATCTAACCCAAGTGAGTCTACTAGATCTCTGAAATATATATACTTCTTTTCTTTCAACATAACTTCAAAATTATTAATGATACGATGTATAAAAATAATATTGTACTCGAAATTGTCATTCATCCATTCTGATGATTGATCATCGAATTTTAATCTTATCATGTTATTTTTCTCACTTTCTACTTTATATTGTTCAAACATATCAATAACACTAAGACAATAGTTGATACCTTTAAGAAATTCCGTTTTACCATTAACTTCTTGTTCCCATGCTCCGGTATCCATTATCTCTGACTTAATCTTGTCAAGTACCTCAATCATTTCCTTTGGCAGATCCATTAGCCCTGCTTGGTATAACTCAAAGTCGAAAGGCACTGTGTCTTGCTCTAATAGTTTGATTACACTATCATATATTTCAATATTTTCAAGAGTATCTGCTTGATTCAATCGTTCTTCATCTCGCCTTTTCCACTCTTTGAAAATTCTTATTAATTCTTCTTTTGCCATCATTTCTTATTCCTCACTATCAAAACAAAACCTTTACTTCTTCTCTATTATTTTTATTTAGAAAAACAATAGTTTTACCTGATATCAATTTGCAATAGTTATTAGCTGCTTCAGTTAAAGTTTTTCCTCTCCCAACTACACCTTTAAAACAGTAAACATCGTCAATCCAGCCATCCTTATATCCAACACAAATATTGTCATCAATGTCCTTAGATACTTCCAAAGGATGATTATCAAGGCTTAATAATTTATTAAATGTGTCATATATTTCATTGTTGACATCTTGTCTGTTATAACCTCTAAAAGCATTTAATGCTCTTTCATATAAATCGTTTCCTTTTTCATCTGAAATACTTTTCTGATTTGTATATTTGTCGAATATATCGCATATCTCTGTAGCAATGTCTAAATCATCAATATATTCTAAAATCTCATCTCTTATCTTGCCAAGTACTTCAATCATTTCTTTTGAAGATACTGTATTATCTGCCATTATTTATTCCTCTCTTTCTGTGGTGCTATATCGGCAACACCACTTTCCGCCGCTGATTTTCCCTCAGCAGTAAAAGAATGCTGGCAACGAGACTCGAACTCGTACGATCTTACGATCATTGGATTTTAAGTCCAAGGCGTCTACCTATTCCGCCATGCCAGCATGAATAGAGCTCACTAGAAAGGAGGTTGTGAATATAATTATGTGAGACTCTATTCTAAAAATGTGAGGTAAAAATGGAAATTAGGCTCTTACAAGCCAATGGTGTGGGTAGGGAATCGAACCCTACATGATGGTATCAAATACTGATTAGCTACTTCAGTCTTCATCGTGATTATACTTGATATAACCACTGCGTTTATCCACTTCCGCCACCACACCACTCAACATTACGGAGGACCGTGTCCATTATGCAAAACACGGACACAGGGCTAGTCGGATTCGAACCGACGCATCCAGCAGTCAAAGTGCTGTGTCTTTCCGCTTGGCTATAGCCCTAAAAAGATTAGAGGAACCTTAATAGATTCCTCTAATGTCGTTACCAATATTCAATTTTCATCGGGGAGTTTTATGACTCCTCAGTATTATCAGCATCAGAATCGGAGTCATCCAACTCATCAGCATCACAGATCTCGAAGTCATCTTCGGTCATGGTCTTCTTACGACCACCGAAGATTCCCCAGAGAATCCCGGCGATGCCTGCAGCTGTGATTCCAGCTCCGATACCAACTTTTGCCTTGTTACTAAGTTTCTTCATAATTTGTTCTCCTTTCATGTTGAAACTTTCATTGGTTATTACATCATTATATAAGTAATATTTTTTGCGATTTATTCGTTTGTTAATCCAAGAACTACATCATCTTTATTCATGCACCTCCGGCTTATCCTCTTCATACTTCTGAATACCGCAGATATTAGCATAATTTATGGCCGCTACTTCTTCACGATAGTTACCATTATTAACATAGAAAACAATTTCATCAGTATAGCTGTTATGCTCATATCCATGTGCTGTTATTATGATGCTTTCATCTTCACTAAACTCCGGAATAATAACTTCAAACATGTTTAGTCTTTTTTCCTTAGTTGCTTCTTCTACGTCAGGATATACCATAAAATTAGCATTATTCACGATACCAACCAGATTCTTTTTACACCAAATACTGTGTACTTTTTTATAATCAAGATAAGTATAAAGCGTATTAGTTACATCAGACATTTTAAAAAACTTTATGTTTCTAAGAACTCTTGTTTTCTTGTTATTGAATATTATTGTTGCATTCATCTTTTTTCTCCTCTTTTTTATAAATATAATGATCGCAATCGAATCCATTTATAGTAAGCCAATCAAATAGAACCTCATCTTGCATGGATGATTCACAGACCAATATTGGATCTTTACCATGTGCTAAATATAATAATCTATTTAATGTATAAATAACATCAAGATTATTCAATTTATCGGCATATCCAATTCTATCGTCTTTTTTAACAGGTGCTAAATCTGGATACTCAATACCTCCGCCATTAACATACCAAGGTGGTGCTTTTCGAGCTACAGATATAGGAATACCAATATTTTCATCTGGCTTTTTTGTAATATCTATAAATCTACTTAGATATATCATATTTTTTCTCCATTTTATTAATTGCATCAAGAACTTTGTCACGTCCGTACAAGTCTATAAGTTCTACTAATGAAAAATAAAGCCACTTCATATAGTCCATTTCGTCATAAAATTGTTTTGACAATTATTTAATCCTCCGTTATAATCTGCTTAATATTGACAAAATGCAATTTACCATTTTCGTCTTTAGCTACAACACTATTTGTCTGATGCTCGTCAATGAAATCGATAGTACATTTACCATAATTAGTAGTAAATATAATATCACCTTCTTTAAACTGAGCTAATTTTTGTTCATCATTTTTAATTTTTTGCAGCTTCCTTCTCATCTTATCTCCTAACAATTTCAAATCCCAAAACCATTTGTCTTGAAATTACTACATCTCGACTTAAAGTATAGAATTCATAAGTCATATCTCCTGGGAAGAATATATTGTCATATACATCTTTTAAAGTCATAGTAGTACCATTAGCCAAATGGATTATAACATCATAAAACTCCCTATCTAAAGTCTCATTAACAATTTTTGTAGGAGCATTAAATATTTCATTTAGAATCCGATGCTTTCCCATCTTTTCTCCTTTTCAAAACTCTAACAAAATCACTCCATAGAGCATCACAGAATTTCTTAAGGTTTGCTGTCTCCTCATCTTTTTCAAATTTTCCCATACTCCAACAAGCGTAAGCAACACCTGCTCTAAAACCTTGTTCAAGTATATCCTGTTCATTTTTGCTTTTATTTACATGATTATTTGCCATATTTTTACCTCTTTAAATTTCTATACATTGCTGTGTCTTTAATAAGATCCCATCTCTCGTCTTTTGTTAATGAGAACCAAATATTTAAAAGTGTGTAGAATTCGCTTACAGATATTTGACGTTTTCTCAAATAAGCTACAAACTCATCTCTATTCATTGTATTTTTCATTTTTATGGTCCCTCCGGGACTAAGATTTGCAATATTTTATTTGTACATAGGCTTTTACTGGCTCGACACATATTCCTTTAAATTCATGACTAGGATATATTTCATTATCAGTTAAATTGACATAAACAATATCTGAACCTACAAAGACCATTGATAATGCCATTTTTGTTTTTAAATAAATATGATTATTATATCTAAAGCACTCACCTATATTTAAGTCATCAGTATAAATCAATCTTTTACTAATTAAATCATCTTTAATTTCCATTAAAATTTCCTCCTTATATCTTCCCATTCCTTATATATTCGGATGTTACGGTCAATGTACTCTTGGGCATCTGTCATTGCTTGCTCAGTTGCCATATCTTGAGAGAGTATCCCTTTTGGATCTGGTATAAACACTTGCATCCATTTATTTAACTCACGAATACGTCTACCAAGCCAAGATTTTGGTATAGGTGCATACACATACTTGGTCAAATATAATGGGTATTCCTTTAGCCAACGCCTATCATATGGATCAAGAACTTCTGTTGTGTCAAACACTATTTCATGACACATTATCGTGTCTTCGTCCTTTTGAATTTTATTGGCTATTGCTGTAAGCTTTGTCATATATTCATTAGCAGCTAGGATGTAATTCTGTTGATCTTCTTTTGAAAGAACGTCAAAATTTAAATTGACAAATAGATCCAATCCAGGTAACTTTTCTGTTTTTTCGTACATCTCTCTTACCTCATTGTCCATTTTTTGACATCTCCTCTATTAATAAACGTACGTACAACGGTTTTAATCTAGTAGCAAATTCCTGAATTGCTACTCCATACTCTGCCATATAATCTATACCTAAAATATTTACAGCATCCTCTGCATTTGCTTCAAAAAAGTGATGAATAGCCTCCATCATATCAGGAATAGCTAACATATCTTTAGCGAAATCAGATTCTTTGAAATCTTTTGCCATAACCATATTATTTAGTAAATTTAATTTCTTAGCTGCTTCTTGATCTGTGAATGCTTTACGCTTTAAATTTAAAATATCATTGGCTGCTTTATTTATTTTTGAATTTTCATTTGACTTATCTTTTACATCATTCATTAACTCATCTAAAATCTCATCTACGATATTATCATCGTCCATTTTTATTATGCCTCCGTTTTCTATTTCGATCAACTGACTTACGTATCCAATCTCGTTCGTCTTTTGCTTCCTTTCTTTTATTGTATTCTGTTTCTTTTTTCTTTTTAAATTCCAAATATAATGGACATTGATCGTGATATGATCCACATCCTTTTCTATCACAATTGACACATGGAGCTTTCATATAAATATAGTCCTCTTTATACATAAAATAAAGCTAGATCATTTATAGCTTTCATTTCTTCCTCAGTTATTCCACCACAATCATATTTTTCGTCAAGATTGTAAAGGCATTGCCAAAAATATCTATCATTATGCCAATTCCAAAATAACAATTCATATGACACATAATCTTTATAATTCTTATTGATTTTTTCGATGAATTCATCAAATTTCTTTTTGGCAGTGATCGTGGTGCTAAATCCTCTTTTACACATTTCATCTAGCACCAATTCTGAATATGTGTAAAAGTGTGAAATCGGATAATCCATAATCTTATTTACAAGAATATGGTTTGGGGTGCCTATCATAGCTATGTTGCGTGCTATAGTACAGCAATCTTGCCATTGAAATATCAATCTTTGAGATGGCAATGCATGAATTAAATCTTTATGCCAAAGTCTTAATTCACCTCTTTGCGATAATGTATTATCTAATCTTTCCATTATTATTTCTCCATAAAAACTAAAGAGTAGACCTATATTTCAAGATCTACTCTTTATTTGAATCATGCATTCCTTGTAAAAGGATGGGCAAACATTTCTGACCATGCATCAGTAACAGCTGTGATCCAAGGTATACGTCTTCTCGTCCATATATTATGGATGAAATCAACCATCATCAGTACTCCTGTGATGGCAAATATCATTGTCCATATTATTATGTACATAAATGATATAATACCTGATCCAACAGTTATTGCTACATTTTTTAAAGTTTTCATGTTCTTATCCTCCTTTGAATACAGTTAACATGTTTCATTATAGAAGGATTAAAATGTGCGAAATATAATTAAGATGGATTATTCGACCCATAATCAGATGGACTATGCTTCTTTTCTTCATCCGTATAACTCTTAGACAATGTTGTTTGAACTAATTTAAGAGATGTTGTCGGATTGAAGAACACAAGCCCAGCAAATAGCAAGCACCAAGGTGTTTTAAAGTATATGACAGTAAGATATGCGAAACATAATACTGCCAAACACCAAATAAGTCTGAATAAACCGGTGAAAATATAATATTTAACCATACACCAGTTGTCGAATGATGCGTTATTCATATATTGCCTCCTTCTTCTTTCTACCTGGAGTTTTCTTAACCTTTACACTATTTAGCATAGCCTTATCTTGCTTTTCTTCAGCGATATTGTTATGCTTTTTATACTTTGTCAGAAATTCATTGCTAAGATTTCTGCAATCCATCAACTTCCAGTCCAATCTGTTTGTGACCGGCACAACATAACTCTTATACTTTTTAACTAACTCAAATACCTCAGTATAAGTATCACAGAGTGTTGAAATATCTGTGTCATCAACTTCAAAATTCTCAATCTTCTTCTGAAGCTCATATCTTCCAGCAATAAGAGATTCAAGAAAAGCATGATAATACGGATAAGAGTTTTTAAACTCCTCTTCTTCATATGCCGTTTCTACGAAGAATCTGGCATTTCCTGTAAAAGCTGATGTACCCTGCTGATTAGTCTTGTCAACACATGCAGCATACACATTAAGAACCCAGTCTATAACTGGCTCATCCCACTTTCCAAGCACAGCTAGTCCAGAATTTACATATATTAGATCTCTTACGAAATCTTCTGAAGGAGAAATGATTGAACACATGTAACTCTGACAAATATAATTAGGCTGATGTAAACATGGGTCATTGTTCATCATAACACGTAACATACGCTCGTCGTTTGACAACGTTGGATCAAGCGACAGATCAGCCCACTGTGATACACTTTCTTTCTTGCTGATAATCTCTTTCGATTTTGCAGCATATGTTTTTGCATCAATTCTCCAGCTCTTATTATTCTCAACTTTTTTAGCCATATTAAGCCTCCTTCATCTTTGCATAAAGCGCAACAATAGATTCACTAATGTGACCTACTCCTTTTATTTTAGTTATAGCATTTAACCCGTTTTTCTGTAAAAAGAAATATAACTGGTTAATGTTATTTATACAATTCCTTACAAAACTGTTCACATACCTTGTTGCATAAGAATCATTTAATTTTGCTTCAGGGCATAGAAAATTTCTTAACATATTTATAGAACTAATACCAACCCCATTCGGATCTTTATCAGATGGTACATCATTTGCAGTATTATAGATATCAGCAAATTTCTTCCGGTCAGAATCCTGTAAATCTTTTGGAAATTTAGAATATAATTTATTCCTTAATTCAGATTTAACAGACTGAGGATATAGTAATGTTTGATACATGTCAGGATCGTCAAATAGTGTTACAAAATCTGACATGGTTATAATACCCTTATCATTAAGCATCTTAATAATCATTTTCTGAGAAGAAAGAGACCACCTCTTATTTATCTCAAATTTAAGATTCATATGAGATGCTCGTCTTTCGAGAAGTTTTATGATATAATCATCACTACTTTTCTCAGCTTCTTTTTCACAGAACTCTTCAAAAGTAGGTTTCTTTTCGTCCGTACAACTCTTAGAAGAATTTTCTGAACGATTTAAAACCTTGCCAGTGGTTACAGGACCAGAATCTTCAGAATCAACCTCATTAAAAGGATATTCTTTTTCCTCTGCATGATCAGAGAGATACTGTTCACACTTACCTCTTATAAGACCCAATTTAAAAGCATTCACAGTTGGGTCTCTGTCCAGCTTTGATATTTCCATTAAATCATTAACGAGCACTAAGTCTCCTTTAGTCATATTTGACCTCCCTATAATAAATTATTTGCAGCGCAATACTCCTCAATTGTGTACTGATGGTATTGTTCAATTTTTTCAACATTTTTAACTTTAACAAAAAGGCCATCTTTTAAAATATAATATGGACTTTTTATAGTTTTATTGTATATAGCCGCTACCTGTTTATACGGCATCAGTCGACATTTCGTCTGCCATCCCGGATTCTGACTCAGCGACATTATCGCTGCCCTCATGCTGTGCATTGGTGTCTTTTTCTTCATTTTCAACCTCCGAAAGATCCCAAGTTACACCGAAATTGAGAATATTTTCATCAATATCATGTGCTGGGATGTACTTTTGGATCACTACTACTTCTCTAACTGCCAACGACTTTGTCACTATCTTGGCACTATTATTTGCCATAGCTGTAAGCAAGGCCATGTAGTTCTCTTTTGCAAAGATCAATGCTTCAGTTAAACTAGGAAATACTATTGCATCCTTAGAATCATAAGAAAATCTATAGCCTGTTGAGTCACTTGACTCTGAAACATAATAGAAATTCTTCTTTCCCTTAAATACACCGTTTACGCTAATTACAAATTTTGACATAGTTTTTTCTCCTTTTATTAAATAATATCTTCGTCAGTGATTTCGATGGGCAAACTAATATTTTTAGCTCCTTTCTGGCCCAAATATAATTTCACTGTATCTTTATCTGGTTCTGCCCTAAGAACAATATCTTTAGAAACTCCCAATGCTTCTGAGAATTTTTCGGATATTATCTTTGTGTTTAGATGATGCGCTGCATCACAAGTAAATTTCAATACTAACATATTTCCTCCATAAAAAGCTAAGAGGAACCTTATTAGATTCCTCTTAACCAATTTGCCATGAATCGCCATGTGCTAACGCCGCTGTTTTGCCCACAGCAGTAAGAGCATTTTAATATTCTTCAGGAATTTTCAGATATTTTTTAACCGCAATTGTCGGAAGATGTAGCTTCGTTGCGATTTCATACCATTCTAAATGTTCCTCGTAACGAAGTATATCAATCTCCTCTTTTTCTTTTTCGGTTAATACATAAATCTTAATTTTATTTCCCATTTTAATCACCTCCTATAATAGAAGGCTTAATATTTGCGATTATTCATCTTCTGCATCTTCTTTACCAGAATTGATATGGAAGATATATGACTTACCATCTTCACTCATTGTAGCATTTTTAGTTAGACTGTTGCATATCGATCCAGCAGTGCGTCCTGTTATAGCCACATCTATTAATTTCAATCCGGCTATAATAATAGCACCAATACCAACACCAGTTAATAAACCGTGAACCATGGGTGACTTTCTGTAAAGATCCATTGATACATCATAAGCACTTTTCTTCATATTTTATCTCCTTTTTTATGTTTAGAATGAAGTATTTGCGGGAAAATTAGCAATCTTAGGATCTATTTTTAAAGCATCACAAATATAACCCTTTAAATCTATAATACTAGCATATTTAAATTCTTTTCTTTTATATAAAAAATTGTCATCATATACATCACGAATTAAATATATTATTTGGTTGTCGTCACACAATTCAATTTTTGTTATAACACCCAATCTATCTTTTACACATGTGTTAACAGCTCCATATGGATGATCGACAGTTATAATCACAATATCACCTACAGAATACATATTTATTTCCTCCTATGTAAATAATGGACAAGATATAATATTTCCCTTACTATCTCTTTTAGAACCTTTAGGATCGTTCCTAAAATCACTTTTCATTAGATAACATTTATTATAACTTGTCTTGCAGGTTGCACATAATGATACAAAAGTTTCTTTTTTCTTAGTTCTTGGCGCAGAATATAATTTTGTTACAGATTCACTCCTTTCTTTTTTAATAATTTCTAGATGCTTTTGCCACTTTTTCTCACATTCTTCTGAACATCTAGAAATTTCATTAGGAATTTTACCTATTGGATAAATTTTGATTTGTTTCTTGTTACATACTGGACAAAATTCTATTCTTTGAACTTCTGTAGCTTTTGGTTTTGGCTTGATTTTTGGAATGCTATAAGTTTTATGCATATATACTTGTCGACATTCAGGTGAACAAAATTGAGTTTGCCATCTGTCCGGATCTACTCCTTTTGCACCATTTATTGGCTTTAAACACTGCCTACAAAGCATATGTTTAGCTGACCACTTTTTTCTACATTCTACTGAACAAAAGAAATGAATATTATCAGGATCGTCGGATAAACCTTTTCCCATAATTACTAAATCTGGTGGTATCTTAAATGCTTTATTACAGTTTGAACAAATGTAATCCTGTAACTTTGGTTGATAATAAATTCTTTTATTTCTATTTATTTCTTTAGCCATTTTGACCTTTAATCGATCAGAATTTGGTGAACATTCTGGACAATATTTCCTATTTGATCGATTTGCATCAAATGATTTACCGCATATCTCACATTCTTTTATCATAACGAACGACACCTCTTACAATGCTTCTTTATTCTCTCTAAATTTGCATTTATATGATTTAAAAGAGATTGTGTTTCTGGTGAATATAATTTGTCCAATTCTTCCTGTATTTCTTCCACCTGATCATTTATATATCTGAAATTATAATCCAGAAATATAGCTTTTTCAGATTCATTTCTTAATTCTCTATCACCTTTAACGATTAATGCCAATTTGTCAAGTGGTACATTCATTGCCCAATCCATAGCTTGATCAAAAGAACAACCCGTCTTTTTTTCATAAATGTCAGCTGCTTCAATAGCCAGTTCTTTTATTTTTCCCATTTTTACACCTTTCTTCATGATTATTTTCCCATCCGACGATATCTGTTTCATCAGTTTCCATAAGTAAATTATACTTTTTCCATATATCATATAATTTTGGCATCTGAATAGCTATCCAATCTACTAGTGGCTCATTTGAAGACCATGATGTTGGATCTAGATGAGATTGATTGCCTAATCCACATTCATATATAAAAGCATGTGTTACCTCATGTCTCAAAGTATGTTTATAACGTTCATACCTTGTGTCAGGATATCTAGAGGCATATTTAAATTCATTTTGATCAGTAAGATCAGCTATAATAATATTTTTAATATAAAAATCAGTATAACCGTTGCATGGGTGATCTGATAAAATGAAATCATCGGAAACCTTTTTTATTTTTACAGTATAATCAATTCCTAAAATGTTTATTTTTTTAGGAACTTCGAATTCTTTTTCTTTAATTTTTCCCATATTTTCTCACCATTTTGACCTTTCATTTTTAAATTTAAAAGACTTAGAGGAACCATATTCGATTCCTCTACGCCTAACAACTACAAGAAAGGAGGATGCGGAATGATAAAATATACCATTTTTGATATACTTTACCACTCTCATCCATCTTTCCACATCATAATAGGAGGAATATTTTTTGCGAAAGATAAAGAAAAATATGAAGGAAGCCATAAGACTTCCTTGTTTTTAATGAAAGTTATTTAACTCTCACGTTTTGACTCGATATACTCGAGTGCCTTTTCACGGCTCTCGAATATAATACCATCAACAACGTATACTTCTCTCTCATTATTTTCCATTTTTTTATCCTCCATTTTCCTTCATATTACTGATAAGACACTATTATCTTATCATTATAGGGGTAATAAATTTTGCGAAAGATAAAAGACTTAGAGAGACCATAATTGATCTCTCTATTGTCTGTTACCCATAACCAATTCCTAACAAAGGAATTAAGGCTTTCTGCACTGATTTGAAGGCGAGAACTTTGATCGTCCCATTTCGATCTGAATCTCGTCGTCAGGATTCTGAGATCTGCGATATTGCACATTGTAATTTATCACTGGAACTATAACACCCCCGACAGCTGCCAATCCAGCTAAAACTGCTGCCCAGATCTTAGCTCTACTTTCAACTTTCGAGCTTTCAATCTTAGCAATAGCTTCATACTTTTGTGCCATCTGGATGCGAAGTTCCTTCTTTCGTTCTGGTGTGCAGTTTTCGCGCCACATTTCCTCTTCGTCCATTGCGACAAGATCCAATAAATCATCGGACATTGTTTTCTTCTTCTTAAACCAATCTTTTATTGCCATTTTATTCTCCTTTCTAAAACGGTTAATAAGTTACCTATTATATAAGCCATAATTTTAGCGAAAAGCCTAAAGAGGCCATAATGACCCCTTTTAGGTTTTATTGGGTTTCTTTTATCACCACTCCCAAATTAAGGTGAACAGATCACAATATTTAACTACCAAATTTTGTAACGCACAATATATAACTGATGGTTCACAATCTTCATTAGTATTTTCTGCTATATCGGCTGCTAAATCCTCCATAAAAGCTACTAAAGTATCGTCAGTTTCATTTGCAACTCTTTTTGCTAAATCATAGCATGTATCTCCATCCCTATAAAAACGATTCAATTCTTTCTCTCTACGTTTTTTAGTAATGCAGAGTAATACTATTTGTGCAGGAAGAGTTATAAGATTCACTGCAATAACTAGTGGCCAGTACAAAATACCTGCCAATATAGTTAATACTACATTTCTAAGAATCATTCCAACATTGTACATAAAGTTTTTCATGTTACATTTCCTCCTTAATGTTAAACACAGCACTATTACTGTATTATAGAAGGAATAAATTGTGCGAAAAGATTAGAGAGACCATAATTGATCTCTCTACATTCTAAATTTTTTAAATCGAAGATAATAGCCACATGCCTACTATAAATGCGACTATCGTTAGTAATCCTACTATATCTCGGATCACCTTCAATATTTGTCTAATTGTAAACATATTCTTTTTACCTCCTTATAATTAATCTATTATAGAAGGAATATAATATGCGAAAAACTCAAAGAGGCCATAATGACCTCTTCAAGTCTCTCCATATTTAATTGTTCTTATTATTATAATGTAAAGTCATGCATCGAACATTATTCATATTATAAGCCACCCTCTGATGATCTAAATCATTCACAAAAATGAAGCCATTATTAATTTCAATTACCCCTTTACCTTCAAGATATTTGAAACTTACATTTCCTTCACCTACGATGTGAATTTCACCTTCTCCATCAAAGAAACTAATAAATAATTCTGTCATAGTACAGTCCTCCTTTATAATATAAGCGACACTATTGTCTATTATAGAAGGAATAATTTTTGCGTGAAAAAATTATAGAAGGGATGAAAACATTAGTTAATAGTTACTTTTGTAAACTAACTTGTTTTCTTGCTACATCAAGAGCTACTCGTTCAGCTCTCTTATTACCTTTAGTTCCTCGTCTAACGAGAATCTGCTGTGCTAAGATTTGAGCCTGACGCTCAAGATTTTCATCTTCAAGTCTTTTACTCATAATTACCTCACTTTCTATCCCTTCTATCATTATACAAACAATAAATCTTGCGTCCGTACAAGTTTTTATCCATTTTGAAAAAATTAAAGAAACCATAAAAAGAAGAGGAGCAATATGCTCCCCGACTTTATTAGTCCTTGTAGTATAATATGTTATACGCTAATATATCGCCTGTATTGTTTGTAACTATTTGAAATTCAAATTCATTACAATCATATACAAGACCATACATTTCTGTACCATCCTCATACTCAACTCCTATAAAGTCGATATTCTGCTCTTCTTCTTTATCGAGATACATTTCATAATTGAGTATCTCGGTATAATCCATTTCTTCATATTTAGTAACATATGCATCATCAACATTGTATACTTCAGTATCTTCTACCAAAGTCATCCCAACGAATGACATAAACATCTTTATTACCATTGTTAAAATAAATTTTACCATAATTTTATCCTCTTTTCTATAAAATGTCGACAGCCAATTCTGTCTATTAAAGAGGTAATAAATTTTGCGTATTTTGAAAAAATTAAAGAAGCCTTATTTTCTAAAGCTTCTTAATTTTTTATTATACAATACCGAAATTAAGAACTCGGTATCCTTTTGCTTTACACCAATCAAGACCTTCCTGAACAGTTTCGAATACTGCCCAACGGATCTCGTTGTCTACTAAAAAGAATACTCTTCTCATAACTTCGTACCTCCTTTCTATAAAAGAGGTATTAAATTTTGCGAAAAATTAAAGAGGCCATATTTTTAAAAAAGAGAAAGAGGCCTTTTAAGCCTCGTCCTCTAATTCTTCAATTAAAAAGCATTCAATTCTAAATGCACAAGAGTCACAATCATCACATGGGTGACCTTCTGCTTCACATATCTTGTACATTTCTATTAATTCATCCATTTTTTATCACCTCCTTATTACAGAAGGAATATAATCTGCGACTAAGGATTCGGACCCTAGTTCTTCATACCAAGCAGAAAGGTAGACCTTGGTAGACGTTTTATACCGGATATAAACTATCGCAAACCTTATAAGTCACCCCTCACACGGAGGTTTTATTTTATCAGGAGAACTCGGCAAGGTTTTAGAGGTATCTTATAAGGGGTTGTGTGAGGGGTATGAAACATGTATAAATTCGTAGCCATTTTGAATTGTTTACGAAATTAGATATAATGTCGTTGGTACAATCTTTACTCTTCTGTAGGTTCCTCTACAACTACGGGATGGCTGATAAACTCCTTATAGCCCTCAACATTATCCAACTGTGAGTCAAGAATTTTTACCGATGCCGTTGATACATCGGGCGCATTCCATAAAATCTTACAAACATCGTGGAATTTTGCCTTTGCACTATCAAGGTTACTCCACTCTGTTATCTGCTCTGTCTGTAAAGCTCCATTTGAAACATAGATTACATAATATTTCATTTATTTGTTCCTCCTTTAGTTTTCGTGTAGAATAACAATCGTAGCAGTTCTTCCAATAAAGTTAGCATTTTGCGGCAGATTGTCCGAAGTAATAATTATGCCATTGAGTTGACTTACTATTACTCTGATATTTTCATTATAATAAGCAACGTATGATAGGTTTAAATCAGTAAACCTTGTGGGGACACCTTTGTTTTTAACATCATACGGAACATATATGCCAAATCTACTATCACTAATTGATATATATGTTCCGATGTAGGTTCCAGCCGCTCTTCCATCAATTTTGCTTATCGCCTCAACAATCTCACCATTAATGTTTTCCAGCGCATTCCCTACTGTCTTAATCACATAATTCGTGTTCAGCGTGAATGTTGCTCCGCTTGCTATATCTGTCTTGGCTCTTACAAGGACTCCGTTTAAGTAGAAATATGTTCCTGCAGGAATTGTCGAACCCGTTGTATTTGTCGTTCCCGTGAGGTCAAGGTTCGTTAAATCGGCTTTCCTTGCGCATTTATCTTGCACATTCTTTGTCGGGTCTCCGCCAAGATATACCCTATCAGCAGGATAATGCTCTGGCATAACCAATAATGGGTAATCTATTCCGTTTTTCTTTAATATTGCTTTTGACATATTGCTCACCTCTTAGGAATGTATGCTACATTAATCTGTGCCACGTGACAGGAATAAGTTACATAATCTTTTCTCGATACGTTGATGCCGTAGATGTAATCAGTTTTTAATTCCGATGCGGTTGGATACTCACCATCTTTTAATATTCTAAATACTTTCATACCATTTATTTCAAGGCTAATTCCCGAATAAGAATCATTGCTCAATCTTCCTTTTATAGTTACTATCCCATCTGATGTTGGTTCATAAGTGCCGCTTACGCTTTCAACTTGAGAAGATGCATAAATATTTGTTGCAGAATAAGTGTGTCCTGCATCAATAATATCAATCTTCTGCTTTACAGTAGTATTACTATCATACAAGCACCTATTCGCCGTAGTCTGTAAATCTACTACTGCTTTTTTGTTGCCATAGTAGAGGGTGATTTTTGTACCGTTGGCTGGTTTGGTCGTGGATTTATCTGAATAACTTGAACCTGTGGATTCTTCAAATTGTGAATTGCTATCCTCGATGTAATAAGTCCTTATCCTTGCTCCCGCACTTTCAGACAAGCCTTGAAAGAAGGTAACTGATGTTCCGTAATTCGCACGAAGTACACTGATATTTTTATTCCCATTAGTAAGGATTATTGCAAGATATGCGTTATCTCTTACTTTAGAAAAATCCATTTCTGTGGCTATTTCATTTAGCAAGGTCGCATAAGTCTTAACCCCATCTGCCGTAACCTCTACATAATCCTCACTTGCAGGCTCTATTACACTTCCATCGCCATCGGGTATTAGATATAGTCCGTCCTCGGTTTCAGAAGAATAGTCTGCACTTGCGACAGATTTGATTACTTCGACTATAGTCTTTTCATTCGTGGGGTCGTCTGATACATGACTATCCGTAAACTGCATCGTTGGTTCTTGTGCTACCGCTGTTCCGCTTGCATCTACAATGATATGATCGTTTGAACCACGGTCTATACATATCAAATTGTAGTTTCCGCTATATACAAAGGTAGCAATATCTCCAGCTTTTATCACGTCTGCAACTATCTTTGCTCCTTGATAATATATGTTCTTTGCACCCTTGTTGTTTATATTAAGAGTTGCATTTGCTGGAACACTATTTGTAAACTTAACAGATACAATTCCATTCGTCACAAGCGAATATCCTGATAATGTTGCTACCTTTGCCGTAGTAGCCGCTGCAGTTGAACAGATAGCATATCCAAACCCCAAAGCTTGTGGAGTATAAGTGGTGTTATTATCAGCACTCGAACCTGCCCATACCCAATAAGTACCATCGTATACATAGTAGTTGTAATAATTCAACCTACCAAAATATGTTGTATTAGTTCCTGTCGGTGTTGCCGTATTTCCACCATATATCTGCTTTGCACCTGTATTGTTTACATTCAACTTAACAGGGTTTTCAGTGGTAGCAGAATAGGTATTGTTTGCATCAAATTTTACGGCAAGAATTGATCCTACTTTGAGTTCAAAGTTCTGTTCGTTTGATACTGTGACAGCTTTAATCTGATTTGCTTCTTCACCTGTGCAAGTGCCGTAAAAAATTCCACCACCACTGCCAGTAATTTGTACTACAGTTTTATCGTCTGTGCTGTTATCGGTAACTGTAACACCTGTGCCAGTAAACTGTAAATTGGTGCGCTGTGTCATATCAGTACCATCGCCGTCTTTTATCGTGTGTCCTCCACTACTTTGCTCAGGAACATCAGTTATTAAATAATGTGTTCCAGCTCTTTCTTCATCTGTTAATGCTATCCATTCAGCGTAAGTTATTTCAACTGGCTTAGTATCTTTTTTGGAATTTATAGCATTCATTAATGATGTGGCATTATCATTTGATACAAAATTAGCCATTTTGAATCCTCCTTTATGTGAGTTATTTTTATAAACCATTTATATTAATTAAGAAACACACCGGTAGGGATTCGGACCCTCCTTAAGACCCATCTGTCACAGTGTTTAGAAGCCACTTCGAGTATGTTATATAAATATTACCATTTGTCTTAATATTCTGATTATAAATTATCGTTTAACCTTTATGATTTGATAGGGAATTAGAAATTCCATTCCTACCGATTCATTTCTTACCACTGTTATATATTGGGGATTTCCGGATGCATCACCCTTAAGCCCAAATGTCACAGAGGTGCATGCAGTGAAATGCACTGTTGCATTTGCACTTCTTGTGAATGTTGCTGTTCTTTGCTCAAAATCTAGACTTCCACTATTTGCACTGCCACCATAGCTTCCGCCTGTTCGGTTCGCATACACATAATCAATACCTGTATATTCTTCATAACCTGAAGAATAAGGATTATTACTTAATTTAAATATAATTTTTACATAATCACAATTAGACAAATCCACCCCTGTTATATCTTTTTCTCCAAATGATGCACTTGTGTCAGGGTTTGTCCAAACGAGAGTTTCCTTTGTATAGCTTGGTTTATTCAACAAATCATTGTAAGACCCCGTAAATGCTACTGTCTTAAGGTCAGCAAAGAATTTCTTTATCTTGCCAAAAAGGGTTGAAACTTTTTCCCCACTCTCGATATTTGTCCTTGTTGAGGCCTGTGTAAATGTAGGCTTTGCAAGTTCGTCAATTGCACCTTGTACTTTAGTTGCAGAGAGTTCACTAGATGTATTATCATAGTCTAAGTCGTCAGCGTCACTTGGAACATCAGGCTTATTTTTGATATAATCAGGCCTTGTATTATCTGATGCATCCCAATCAGATTGTATTTGTGAAAAGCCACCACCTCCACCACCAGCGCCAATTAATTTATTTCCATATGATTCATAAGCTTGTTGAATGCTCATAACTATCCTCCTTTATATTTTATATGACTCGTTCATAATTTAGAATCCGGTAATGGGGAGTTGCACCCCATAGTGATACCTAAAATCTTGCATCATACCGGTATACGTCCGTACAACTCTTGTACGAGGCTTAAAAATATTAATCAAGTAATCCAATCAAAGTATTAACCTGTGCTGTGGTAAGCTCGTCAGGTTCTGCAGCGTTAATCAATGACTCCATAGTAACTGATTCTACTTCTGTGGAATCCCAAGGAGCACCAGCTGTATGAGCAGCCGTGAATCTATAAAGACCATTAGCATATATTACAACATCACCAATCTCATAAGCATTCTGATCATCAAATACATCAGCAAGCTGAGAAGCAAGTCCTGCAACAGCATTTACTCTAGCAGTAACTTCCTCAGCAAGAAGAGTTTCAACAGTAACTGCAGCAACCTCTGCAGGATTCCAAGGATCATTAGCAGTATGAGCTGACGTGAATCTGTAAAGCTTATGACCATATACTACAACGTCGCCAACTGCATAATCTGAAGCAGCACTGAATACGTCAGCAAGACTCTCTGCAAGATTGTCAAGACCACCATCCATGGAAGCTAATCTAGCATATACTGCCTTAAACAGATCTTCAACAGTTGTAGCAGAAACCTCAGATGCATCCCAAGGATCAGCAGCAGTATGAGCTGAAGTAAATGTATAAAGAGCACCTTCGTATACAGTAAGATCACCGATAGCATAAGCTGCTGTTGAATCAAATTCAGCTGTGATCATATCAGATACAACCTGAATAGCAGCATAAATACCCTCAACATCAACAAACGTTGAAATTACATCATACTGTACAAGAACAGTCTTTTCATAATATGTCTTTCCAGGATCGACAGCAGTATCGGTAGAAAGAACATACTTTCCGCCAACTAATTCATACCATCTCTCAGTAGAAGGATCTTCTGATCCAGCAGGTGTTACAGCTGCATATGTTGAGTTATCAGCAATTACGATATTTGTTCCTGCTGAGTAATCTTTACCAGCGCCCTCTATGAATCTAGAGTCAGTTGTGAAATCATCGGTAATGTTGTATACCCAACCAGCCTGAGCTTCAGTAGGGGTAGCAGGAATGTTAGCAAACGCGCTATTTCCCTTAATTACATAAGCACCGTTAAGAGTAGCAAATTTCTCAGCAATAGCAGTCATAAGACTTGTGGCGTTAGCATAAGATACAAAATTTCCCATAGTTTTTAATCTCCTTTGTTTGAAATATAATATTGTTTAAAGTAAAGCAAGTAATGAGTCCATTTGATCACTAGATAAAGGCTCTACATCACTAACCTTTACTTCATTCCAAATATAAGTAGCATTTACACTATCGTAAACACATTGGTAAAAGAACCCAGTTTTGTAAGTACTTGTCATTGCGCCAACATACTGAACAATCTTATTTAAAAATACGATAGCAGGTGTTGGCATAACATCATATTGTGATAATTTCTTTTGTTCAGCCCATTCAATACCATTCCATAACCAGAAATTTTCATCTTCGATAGAATAATACATCTTTCTATCTGCGGCTGTAAATATAGCTGGTAATAAAGAACTATTTTGTACTATATCATAGTTACCATCTGGTGATCCAATTTCGTTCCATTTAGTATCATCGAATTCTACATCATCATTCGGTGTGATACATCTATAGAAACAACTTGCATAAATGGCAAGATCACCATATTCGTAATGATTTCCTGATTCCCATACATAAATAGGTGTACCATCATTGACGATCATCTGGGATTCTCTGGTATCACCAGCATCATTCTTCCATTCGAATGTAACTATGTTTCGACCATTTTGATGAACTATTGATTTAATAGTACAAGCAGCACCTTTTAATCCACCAAATTGGACAGCCGTTTCATCTGTGTATTTCTTAGATAATACATAAGATTGAGTAGCATTCATTTAATACCACCCCCTTACTGCCAACGCCAAGTTCCATCTGATTTAAGAAATGCTGCATCCCCGTCAGCTGTTAATACAACGGATCCCATTGTTAATTTAACATTTGGCTGCATACCGACGATATCCATATCAGTTTCACCAGTTTCCATATCAACATCAGCAACATCGGATCTATCATCAGCAAAGAGGTTAACTTTTTGTACATTACCATAACTGGTTTCGATATTATCTACTCTAACCATTTTGAATTTTAACCTCCTTATTCCTCAGGTACATCAACATTTTTTGTGATAGCCTCATTCTCATGAGTGGCAAACCATTTTGTAACTGCTTCCATTACCTTATCGATTTGCGGTTCTTGACTTAATGTCTGATAATATTTAGCTGTTGACACGCCAATTAACGCACCGATAAATGTACTAATAGCCGGCATGATCATTAATACTTCTGTAGTATAAGGTATATTAAAAGCTGTACCAATAACACCATATAAAGTAGTCAATGCCGGTATAGCTGTAAGAGCAAGCCATTTTAATACATTATAAACTTTATCTGGAATTTTCATAAAATCGAGAATCCTCCTTTCCTAATGTACAAAATTTGAGATTGCTGAGATAATCATGCTCGCAGCAGCGGTTATAAAAGCTGATATGACTATCCATGTAGCTTTATTCCACTTTTCTTTAGGCTGATCATCTAATTTTCTAACAGTCTCAGATAATTCATTTATGTTTTCTTCTATTGCATTTTGTTTCTGAGCTATTAATTGGGTAGTTGTGTTAAGTTCACGAATCTGCTCAATTATCTGCTCGGCCTTGTCCATTCTTTTGCTTAAAGATTCTATGGCATTGTGGCATTCACTAAGCTGGACAGCAATGTCAGTTTCCGATAATGGCATAATTATCTACCTCACTTACTTTAGAATATATGGAACAAAACCAATGCTACGGTGATTAACACAGTTGTCCCAATACCTATACCTAATAGGTGTGATACTAAGAACTTTCGTTCTTTTACAAATTTGTCATTGATGTTAACTAGGCTAGCAGAGATGTTGCTTATCTGCTCGCCTATAACATCTTGTTGACGCTCGACTTGACACATTCTTTGGCTTAGATCTGTTACTTTCATTTGAATATCGTCTAATTTTGAGTTAGCCATAGTAACATCACCTCCATTCTAAAATATAATTTAAAATGAAACCAAATGGTGATTTACTCCTTCAAGAGATCTTAAAGAATGTGCCTCTATTTTATAGTTAAGACCTGACCAACTTGTATCTTATTAGGATTCTCGATTTTATTGGCCTCAACTAGTTTCTTTACTGTAGTATTATATCGTTTAGCGATAGATGAAAGGGTATCGCCCTTAACTACTACATAAGGTTTTTCAGTCTCTTTTCGGCTGGCTACAATTTTATTAACTTCTTCCTGAACAGCTCTAGCGTTATATCCAGCAGCTGTAAGTTTGATTGTTCTAGCGGGATTATTGCCCCATACACCAGCTAAAACTTCATTAGCCAACTGAACAATCGACTTATTAGTTTTGAATGTAGATCTCTCTTTAATGATTCGATCGACTTCAGCCTGGACTGCTGTATATTTAGCTCCTAGAGCTTTCTTTCTATCTTCTCCATTGCCATATTTACCTGCCAAAACATCCTGAGCTAATTCTGCTATTGATTTCTCAACAGTGGTGTATTTATCAGGTGTTTCTATTTCTGTATGATCAAATTTAGTATAGAAATAATCCTTATCAACCACAATACCATCAATGTTATTTGTATCTAAGTAATTTGCTGTTCCACCATATTGCCAGATATCAATAGTATTACCTGACGTAATAATCGGAGCTTTAGATGAATATCTTGCAACCCAGTGGTAATACTTAGAAAGTTCTTTATCATTAAATCTGGTATTGAATTGAGATTCTGATGTGTAAATACCAACCTTATAGCCATAAGATTCCATTGTTTGGCAGAAGGCTTTGATTATGTTTGTAAGATGATCATAACCTTGGTTAAGCATCTTTCCTTCTACATCGTACCATACATAATGGATGTCTTTGCCATCTATGATAGATTTGAAGTAGTTTGCTTCCTTGACAGCATCTTCATTAGAGAATGCATTACCAAAGAAATATACACCATTAAGCATGCCGGCAGCTTTAGCCTGATGGTAGAAATCTTCAAATATAGAATCCTGATATAATCCAGCATCAGCTCCACCAGCCTTAATAATGACCTGAGTATATCCCTGTCTTTTAGCAGATGCTAATACAAGATTTTTCTGATATCTCGCTATGTCTATTCCCTTTGTAGGATCTTCAGGAGGATATACAACTGTCGTCGGCTTTGACGGTTCTGCTGAAGAAGTCGGTATCTTTATGATTTGACCTACTTGTATAAGGTTGGGGTTTGTGATTTCAGGATTAATAGCTAATATGGCATCTACAGTTGTACCATATTTATATGCTATAGCACTGAGAGTGTCTCCTGGTTGAACAGTATACTCTATATAAGGTACTGAGGGCTCTGGAGCAGGCTGAGGTTCGGGCTTATTGGTATAGTCTATCCACTTTGTAAGAAGACCATAGTCAGTCCAAGAATAAGCCTGAGAAGATGATCCTTTATATCTTAGTCGTCTACCTTGAGAATCGACATAAGAATATAATACTTTTCCTTCCCATGCTCCGGTACACTCAACTACATTATATACTTTACCATCTTCAGCTGTGAAGTCACCAATATAAACTCCGGCATGAGGATGGTTTGACAAGTAAAGATATGTTCCGGGAACACAAATCTTTGAGAAATCTTTTGATATGCCGGTACATTGCATGAGGAGATGGTATCCGTCACAATCTCCAGTAGGGAAAGAGGAGGGAGAAACATAATAGCCATCTACTCTTACATCTGACCATCCGCCTAAGATTGACTTTATAAGATTCCAACAATCAAAAGAAAAACGTCCCTTACTAGCATCGTAATAACCACAGTTCCGTGGGAAATGGTTATCATAGATGTTAGGGACATCATGAGCAAGTTTCAACTTATCGAGAAACTGCTGCTGTGTCATAACTATAGCCATTTGCTCATCTCCTTTTCTTTTTACTATCTCTAAAATATTCGATAGTCGTTATTAAATTTAAGAGCATGATTAGGCCTCCCATAAATAGTATTGGAAGGCCTAGAATTAAGATTAATAATATATTAGTCATTTTGAATTAATATTGTATTATACCAAATTTACTACTAATTTGAGATAGCCAAGTAGCATATGGTTCTGCTGATAAATATCTAGAATAATAAGCTGTTGGAACTTGTATCAAAAATGCACTTTTTATAGTTATTCCAGAATGCATAGAAACAACTCGATTTCCAAATTTTACAAGATTTATACAACTTGGTAACCCATAATCTCCAATTTCTTCAACATTTAATAACTCTAATAAAGTTAGTGATGTACCATATAAAGCACGTGAACCTATATATTTCAGTTTTGGAGCTGAAAAATATTTTAATTTACTACAACTATAAAAAGCATAATCATAAATACTTAAACATTCTGGTAAAGAAATAGTTGATATACTTTCATGTTGACTAAATACACTAGATCCTATATACGTACATTTAGGTAAATAGATTGAACTCGTGGTCCACGATACAGTTATAGAATAGTCTAATCCAGATTGTAAATTTGATAATGATAAGTATCTATTAGCATATATTTTAAAATTAGTACTTGCTGGTAATCTTGAAAAACCTAATGTAATATTTGATCCAGAAATAATCATACTAGTAGAAGGATCAATTGATATATTTGATAATTTTGGCATATACACATTATTAGCACTTATATAACAATATGAAAAATTCCCACGAGATACATATAACACATTCAATGTTTCCAACATTGGACAATTAATATTTGATCTTGCTGATATTCTATTATTAAAAGTGTTTGTATTAATAATCGAACAATTTGGTAAATTTAAAACTGAAAATATTGTATTTCTATCAATGTTATAGCCACTACTATTAAAATCCGGGAGTGATCCGCGTGGGTTATAATCACCAGTAATTCTTAAATCACAATATTCCGTTATAGCACTAGCTCCAAAAGTCATATCATAAATAGCTACAAAATATCTACTATTATATGTATGTGTAATAAAAGTTGATACACTTATTAAATTCAATGACGATAACTGAACATCCTGTAAATATAATGTACTCATATAAGATGGTAAAACTGTCTGATAATTACTGTAATTATAAAATGGATAATAATTACCAATCAATAATGTACCTTTTGAAAACTTTGGTAATGAAATATTAAAATTAGCTGGAAATGTTTCGCTAGTAGACCATTGTCCTGGACCATGTATCCAAACGTATCCTTCTTCTAATTTTGGAAACGATATATTAAAATTATATATATAAGAACTATGAAGATTTCCACCTATATCCATAGCATTATCTATCCATCCATTAAAATATAATGCCCCATTACCTGTTATTTTCTTTAATTTTGGTATCTCTATATAACCAGTATTCCATATCTCTAAGGTTTGTCTTTTTTCGGATTCCGTTACAGTATAATATATATTATTACCATCAGTCCAAATATCTTGACCGTAAAAATAATTAGAATTTCTAAGTCCAGACCAAATCATTTTATACCATATATGAGTTGATTTATTTAATTTATATTGTTCTTCAGTAGTACGACCACCACTATAATATATATTAGTTCCATCTGTCCAAATATTTTGACCGTAAAAATAATATGGACTATAAAAATCTATTTCCACCCAAGTATTAGTAGAAATATTTAATTTATATTGAGGGGTGTCACCGTAATAATAGCTATAATATATATTAGAACCATCAGTCCAAACATAATTGCCATCAAAATCAGTCAACCCATGCCAAGTCATTTTAGACCAAGTATGAGTTGATTTATTTAATTTATATTGACTACTATTAATACTATAATATATATTATTTCCTTCTTTCCAAATGTATTCTCCATTAAAATTAGTCAACCCAGACCAAGTCATTGGTTCCCAAGTATTTATTGATTTGTTTAATACATATTGATTAGTTCCTGAACTATAATATGTATCTATTCCATCTGTCCATATATAAGAACCATAAAAATTTGTTAATCCAGACCAATTTATTTTAGACCATTTACGATTTTCAATATTAAATTTATATTGCTTATCACCATAACTATAATATACATTTAATCCTTCATGCCATACACCAACACCTCGCATTTGGTAAGTTGGTCCATACCAATCAAATATTGACCATGTATGTGTGCTAATATCTAATTTATATTGAAGATAATTACTTCGTGAATCATAAGCGGAATAGTACACATTAGTTCCATCAGTCCAAACATAATTGCCGTTAAAATCTGTTAATCCAGACCAAGTCATTCGAGACCATGTATTAGTACTAAAATCTAATTTATATTGAGTAGATGAACTGCTATAATATATATTATAACCATCAGTCCAAACATAATTACCATTAAAACTGGTTAATCCAGACCAAGTCATTTTGGACCATTTATGAGTACTAGAATCTAATTTATATTGAATAGATGAACTGCTATAATATACATCACTGCCACTCTTCCAAATATATTGACCATAAAAATCTGTTAAACCAGACCAATTCATTTTAGACCACGTATGAGTACTAATATCTAATTTATATTGAGTAGATGAATCGCTATAATATATATCTGTTCCATCAGTCCAAACATAATTACCATACAAATCTGTCAACCCAGACCAAGTCATTGGTTCCCAAGTATTTATTGATTTGTTTAATACATATTGATTAGTTCCTGAACTATAATATGTATCTATTCCATCAGACCACATACGACTACCAGATGCATTTTCTGGTAATCCAATCCAATTTATTTTAGACCATTCATTTGTGTTTCTATCCAGTATATATTGATCGTGCCTAATACTTTGATATATATCGGTTCCATCTGTCCATATGCAAGAGCCATCTAATGTGCATGCTGGGCCAATAAATGTTGTCTCAATCCAAGTATTTGTTACTTCATCTAATATAAATTGATCATTATGATTATATTGATTACCATAATAACTATAATATATATTGACTCCATCAGTCCAAACATTAACACCATCTAATTCATCATATCCATTCCAAGTTTCTTCTGACCATATTCTAGTATTTTTATCTAATATAAATTGTTTATTCGTATCACCAGTTGGTTTATAACTATAGTATATTTTATCACCATTATTCCATATTTTAGAGCCATCAAAATTTTCTGCTTTGCTAAGTTGTGTATATTTATTCCATGTATGTGTACTGATATCTAATTTATATTGTTTAAGACCTCGTGTATAATATATATCCGTTTCATCTGTCCATATGCAAGAGCCATCGAAATCTGTAAATCCATACCAAGTCATTGTTTCCCAAGTACTAGTTTCTATAATAAGCTTATAATGATGATATTCGCCAGATTGACTATTGGTTGAAGAATAATATATATCTGTTCCATCTGTCCATATATTATAGCCATCGAAATCTGTTAATCCAGACCAAGTCATTGGTTCCCAAGTATTAGTTGACCTATTTAATTTATACTGTTGATTTGCTTTATATTGATTAGATGAACTACTATAATATATATCTGTACCATCGGTCCATATATAATAACCATAAAAAGCTATTAATTCTATACCATGCCATGATATTTTTATCCACTTATTGTTATTTTTATCTAATTTATAATGATTATATTCATAACTATAATATATATCATTGCCATCATGCCAAATGCCATTCCCATTATAATTATGTAAGCCATCTATTTCATAATTAATCCATGTTTCATTATCTACCAATTTTTGATTAGTATTAAAATGCTCAGAATTAATTTCTATTTCTTCACATTTATCACAAATTAATTCATTAATACCTAATGCACCAGTATCATAGCTGCTTAGTAAATTAGCAATTAATTTATTGCCACCAAATTCTATTCTATTAACCATATTTAAATACTGATTAGTCACAGCTATCTCTAATGTATATTCACTACTCCATAATATTAATTCTGAAAGTTTTGGTAGAATATAAGTATTAATTAATGGTGTTTTATAAAAACCATTAAGACCATTTCCTAAAAAAGTAAATGATGTACAATTTGGTAATTTCAATATCGATAAACTTGAGCAGCCATTAAATGCATATTCTTTAACTGTCTCGCATCTTGATAATGTAATTTTTGATAAATATGAACATCCTTTAAAAGCATGTGACTCTATAAATCTACATGCTGGTGCAAAAACTTCTCTTAAATATTCGAAATTTGTAGTATCTGACGTAAATATTGATAATTTTGGTACGTATAAATATCCTATACCACTACTTACAAAACTTAATATGGTTTTTGATATAGTTTCACAATTTTCAAGATATAAAGCATCTACAAGAATATAAGCATTGCTTATGATTTTACACTTTGGAAAATATGCATCACAAGCAAGAACCATTCTTACTGATTGTGGATAACTATTACTAATACCGGATATATAGCTAACATTATTAAAATATAATGATTTTTGTGATTCAACAATAGAGCCAAATGGATAATTTATAAGCGATTCATTATCAATGTATGAATAACCTAACAAATATAACTCTTTTAAACTACTACAATCTCGAAATACTTCATAACCTAATGATGATACTTTTGGAATCGTAATACTAGATAATTTTGAACATCCATAAAAAGCCCAAGAATCTATTTTTTTACATTCTGGTAAATATACAGTTTCTAAATTACGACATCCGTCCCAACTTCTACTCGCAACAAATGCATATTTACCAATCCATTCACATTTATTTAAATATATCTCTTTTAAATTTGTACATCCATAAAATGCATTATATATTGTATAACCATCACTGGCTGATTCTATATAAGAAACATTTGGAAGACTTAATGTAGTTAAACTATAACATCCGTAAAAAGTTTGTTCACCTATAAACTCTAATTTATCGGCATTTATTTCTTCTATGTTAATACCATCATAATGATCTTGACCAATTAATCGTCCTTGTATAGTTTTAACGTTCGGCATATCTAATTTTTTTAAATTACGCATATACCAACTACTAGTACCAAATAATCCACTTCTAACATTACTTAATATACCAGTATTTAGATATGTTAGAGATTGTAAATCGCCATTTTGATATGCTTTTACATAATCGTCAACTGATAAATAAGTTTCACTATTATGTTGTTCAATAAGAGCTTCTGCCATAATTATTATTCTCCTTTACCAGTCCACATTAAATGGTCACTTAATAAACCCCATACTGAATGATTTAAAAATTGTTCAGTTATTGTTGATGGTATAATTATTATATACTCACTATTCATATTATCAAAAGCATCAATACTTTCTAATATTGGAGGTGCTGATACGCTTGTTAATATAATTTGACTTAATGATTGACATCCATCAAAAGCATGCGATCCTACATATTCCAAAGTACTATATCCAAAATGAAAAACTCCAGAATATAAAGAACAATTATAAAAAGCATATTCATGAACACTGATCAATCCAGTTGGACCATTTACAATTATTAAATTAGAGCACCCATCAAATGCATGTGACCCAATATATGTCGGTCCAATAATGATATTTTGTAAATTTGCACAGTCATGGAAAGCATATTCACCAATAATTGAAGTATTAGCAAACATTGTTAAATCAGTTAAACCTGATTTACTTTCTAAAGCATGTGATTCTATAGATAAAACAGAAGGAGTAATTAACGAGCTTAATCTTGAACATTCACTAAATAAATTAGTTTTTATAATTGAAAATTCAGATGTTGGTGCTGTGAAAGTTATTAAATTAATACATCCTTGTAAAGCATATTCATCTATATTTTTGCAATTAAATAATGCAATACTACTTAATTTATATTGTCCATTAAATGCTCCAGATTTTATAGTTTTAAAACTAAATAATGAACATACTGAAAATAAAGTTCCATATAAAATGTCAGATGTTAATTCTAATTCATAAGAGGATGCTGCTTTTATTATTAAATTTTGAATACTATGATTTCCCATTAATATACTAGATCCAAGATATTTAACATTATCTAATTCCAAATATATTAAACTCTGACAATTAGCAAAAGCATAGTCGCCAATTGATAATGTAACTGAATTAGCACTTTGTATATAACTATAACTAGTATTAAATGATAAATAAGATATTTTACTGCATCCATAAAAAGCATTACTTTGTATTTCAGAACATAACCATGAACCGAAATAAAATGTACTAATATTACTGCACATAAAAAAAGCAGATTCTTCTATTATATTAGCTGTTCCAGTTCCGACCCATTGCAAAGTACTACAAAACGCAAATGCTTCTTTTCCTATGGTTGCAGATACATAATAGCCATAATTCTTACTATAACTTCCATAAGTATTACCAATACAAAGATCACTTAACTGTGTTCCATTACAACTCTTAAATAGATATGACGGTACATTAACGCAAGCATATAAATATAAACTTTTTAATGATGTACAATTTTTAAATATATTTGATCCGCTTAAGCTCATTTTTAAAGGTGGTGAGAATGAAAATGCATTTTCATTTATAAACATTCCGTTTAGATTTGTACACCCATAAAAAGCATAATCATTTATTTGACCACATTGATAAAATCCAGCAGAACAATATTGCATACTTGTACAATTAGCAAATGCATATTCACCAATAACATTTACATAGCTTATATAAACATTACTCAATAATGAATAGTTTTCGAATGTATGAGGCCCAATACTATTACTTAAATGATACTGATTTACAGCCATTGATAGACTATAGCTCGGTCCAAAATAAATAGTTTTTAAACATGTATGTAAATCACCAAAAGTATCAGAATATATATCATATCCGCCATGAATCTCTATATATGATAAATTGGTGCATCCTTCGAAAATATGTTTTCCAAGGGAACATCTACAATATGGATCGCTTGCACTTCCATTTTTTAATATCACTGATAAATTTATACAATTTTCAAATGCATAGTCATCTATTTCTCTGCATATATAATTACCAATCCTGAAATAATAACTTTTTACATTTTTAAATGCACTTTTTCCAATACGATCGACATAATTCATATTATTTATAGCAAGATAATTGCAATTGGCAAATGCTTCATCATCAATACTATACATCCAATATGACATGGATAATAGTCCATATTGATCTGAAACGGCATAAAAATCACGCAAAGCTGTACAATTATAGAATGCTCTTTTTCCTATTTTTCTAATAGCTGACATAGTTATAAATTGTAAACTAGTACAACTCGCAAATGCATTTTCACCTATTTCATATATAATAACTGATCCGGATGCATTCATATCATATCTACTTGATGAAAAATATAAATAACTCAATGATGTACATCTCTCAAAAGCATATGATCCTATTCTCTGATAACAACAAGGAAAATATCCTATTGTCATTTCATATTGTTCCTGATATTCATAATCTAAAATAGATAATTGATCACTTGTATATGGTCCTGGGGGAATCATCTTTAAAATTTTTTTTATAAATTCATAGTTATTAAATGCTGCATTCCAATCATAACGTATATCAGTCATCGTATGGCGATTATATAATATAGCTTCTCCCATATAATCACCTACACTTTCAATACTAATTTAAGGTTTACAGTTGGAGTTTGTAATGCATATACTGTTATACCAGTTGAATCTACTATTACCTTAGAAATATAACTTATGCCAGCTAATTCTGCTTCTGTCTCTATATCACCCATACCAAAAACCTGAGCTATTGGGTGATCTTCAGAAGTATAAACATTAGGTATTGCTATCTTATTTTTATAAGGATATGTAGAAGATCCACTACTAGTCCAACTACCAGATAATAAAGTATAAGAATTAGTTTTATTAAGATAATCAACTACATCTTTTAAAGCTTTATCACCCTTATTTAAATTTCTTGCACCAAGAGGAGTATTAATATTGTTTTGCCAATTTACTCTCTCATAATCAGGTATTGCCATTATTAAATCCTCCTCTTTTTATATTATGTTCCACTAGCCCTATTTTCAGAAGCTAATATAAGTCTATAACCTATTTTATCACCACCGCTTGGCCTTAAATACCAATAAGCTTCGCCATCACTATCTCCAGCTGCAGTTGTTCCCCAAGCGCAATAACCAGATTGTGATCCACCAACATTATTATATAATAAATTTCCAGATGATAAACATCCTATTGATACAGTTTCATTTCCTCCAGATGATTTACTATCTATCCATACCTTAGTTACAACATCACCGGACCAACTTCCAACTGTTAAAAACTTGGTACTATAATGTAAATACATTTTGCTACCATAATCATTAGGATTTATTGTAAGGCCTAATTTATGAGCTATCATTCCACTTTGTGTATCAACTAATAATGCTTTTCTCCAAGCCATGTTATATGTCTGACCATCTAATGTAACTGAACCCAAAGCTATCTTATCACAAGATATAGATTTAGCTTTTATTTGTTTACCTGTTATGGACCCAGTAATAATATTAGCACCATTTATCTCAGTTTTGCCACCCGTTTTTAAATCAGTAAAAGATACTTTACCAGTTGTCAAAAAATTTATGTCATTTGCTTGGATATTTATTTGATCAGCTTGCGCTTCTATTTTTTGAGCACTTATAATTACATCGTTAGCTAATGCTTCTATTGTTTGAGATTGTAATTTTATCGAATTCTCTGTTATATCAATTCTAGAACCTTGTTTACCAACTGCCAAGGTTATTTGATCCGCTTTTAGATCGATATACGACATTATATCTCTTTCTCTATCTGTAACTGATAACTTAATTTCATTAGCAGTCTGCATAAATTCTGAATATGTCTTACCATCGCCTATCTTTCTATAAAACATTTCAGCAGATATAATTTCATTGAGATTTACAATCTGACTTGAAAGGTCTTCAGCTTTACACTCTATTTTTCCTTTTAATAATCCAGTGCCACTAATTTCATATGACATTATAAGTGAAATTATATGCTCATAATCCATAGGATATAAAGATTCACTCGGTGCTAAAGTTTCTCTAGGATATAATGTATTCTCAGTTGGTGCATAATAAGATACTGCTTGACCACATTGAAGCCATGGCATAGCTTTTATGGTTAGATTAGCATTTCTTATTGAAATTTTACTGATTTCATCATATAAATTTTTAGCAATATTAATTGCATCTTTTTGATCATACGAATTAAGGAGGAAATTGTCATCCATTATATAAGCATGACTATCTGGACCTGTTATTTTACTCCTATCATCGGGATAGTATGCTAATGCAGATCCTTTTTTACCGTTCTTAACTTCACCATATTCTGTATGAATATTATCAGCACTATATTCCTCTGATGTTTTATCAAATATAAGAACGCCTGTGATATTTGGCATTTTGATGTCAGAATATCCAACTTCTATTTGATACTTATCATCTATCTCATAAGGATTATTTGTGTTTAATTTAATATACTCAAATTCACCATCAGCATTAAATTGACCAAATACACCATTAAATTGGCATATTGCCTGAAGCACTGTCATAGCTGTGATTTGAGTTTCTCTAACTTTTTCTTGAATTTGCTTTGGTATAGCTATGGATGCCGATATTCCATAACCAGCCTTATCGCAATCATCCATATATTCACGATGTGATACATTTTCTTTACCATTGTAACTAAATAATGTACCAACTAATCCTAATTCTATAACTTCCTTTCTTGACGGTAAATCTTTAATATCCCAACCGTCAGAAATTGTATGTATATCATAATCAGTTGGTGCTGATGGATCGGTCATAGTTGTTCTAGAAAAAGGTCCGCCAATCCTATTAGTACATATGGAAGCATCATAATCTATAGGAGAAACATTTAAAGTTTTTGGTATAACTATATCATCATTTATAAGATTTTGATTCCTTGCTTCACCAAAACCTTCATCTTTTCTAACTATTACTTGACCACTTGGATCTAATACTGTGTCAGAATCTTTTATATAACTCCAAAAACTGTTTCTTAATTCTTTAATTGTGCGCGTTCTAACCCAATTTTTACCTTCATCAGCATCTGTATAATATGTATCACGTATTGGATCATATTGACCATTAGGAGTATTAATAACTACTTCATCATAATACTGTTTACCACTTACAACCACTGTATCTGTTGTTACAGTATATGTTCCATTTATTTGTTCAAACCAGCCTAATGATGCTGGATTTTCATTACCTTCTGGAATTACAGCATTATAACTTACATCATTTTCTGTTGGATAATAGTTCCATTTATAAGCCTGACCACCTTCATCCAATGCAACATAAACTATTCCTTCTTGACCTTCAAAAGGAAAATAATCATGTGGCGGAGTATGCGATGAATACTTTTGTATATTAACATTAGCATTATTTATATTACTATCACCATACTGCCATACATACCAGTCTGTAACCTCATAATCATCAGCTAATTTATGCAGAAAATCATATGCTGTTATTTCTCTTGTCAAACTTCTAGATTTGTCTAATTTAACCTCATCGACAAGTCCAGTAAATATTTTCATTTCCCGTATTATAGTATCTACTGGAGGTATTAATAATTCAGCAGTAAGTCCTTTTTGTACTCTTTGACATTCTTGCAAATACTCTCTATAATTTAAATACGATCCTGGTTGATCTAATAATGTAAACTCCGATTCATAATAACCAAGATTATTTATTTCATTAATAATATCTTGATTATTTATATCCCATTCAGGTATTTGATATGTTCCACCGGCATGAAAAGTTCCTAAAGGACCATATATATCGCCATTTAATTTTTCTGTAACGTTAACTGTCACATTTAATATTTGATCTTTTAAATAATTAAAATCATTATATACTTTAAATTTTACAGAACTTGATATACATCCTATAAAATCTATATTATTTCCATTTTGAATTGATTTCTTGAAACTAAAGCTATCATTTTCTATAGTTTCATCGGTATATATTAAAGGCTGTGCAGCATCAACAAAATATAGTTTATCGTCTACAACTTGCTTATCATGAGTTTTAATATATTTCCCTCTGGTTTTATTATGCTCATACCAACCCATTCCTTCTGGATTTACAGTTCCAACAGGCCTGACTCTCTCTTTAAATTCAGGAAATTCTATCCTAATTCCTTTTTTATTGTTTTCATTGAGCCAGGCACTCTTGAAACCTTCAGGATCCTGAGCATATGTTTTAGTTGTCACCATATTTAATTACCTCTCTAATATAAGTCGGATCTTATTTCTCAGTTATGGTGACGTCGAACCCGTCATAACTTTTACCACTATTCATATATGGCATAGTATTGGCGGGTTCCATCTTCATTTTAGCAGTAATAGTTTTCATGACATTTAGGTTGTTGACATAGACCTCAATTTCTATATCTCCATTATACTGTCTAAGTCTTTGATATTCTGAAAAGAACTCTTGAAAATTTGTTACTGCTGATTTCCCCTCATATGGTTCATCATAAGAATTGTCATCAAAAAACTTGAGAGTAAAAGACCCTTTTATCTGGTCGCGAATGTACTCATCATGACCTATTTTATTTATATCTTCATAAGACTTTGTAATCGGTTCAGAATTTACTTTATAACTAGGTAATGTTATAAACCTAGTATAATCTTTATTCCCCATTTTGAATAAACTCACACCATTCATGGTCTTTTACTCTCCTTTACTAGTTTTTTGACTTTATTAAACTAAAGCAGCGTTTATGCTGTTACGATTTGTAATAAGAAAAGGATTCATGCCTCCAGAAGCTACTGTGTTACGAGTCTGATCAACCATAGCACTGAAGAATGTGGATGCATCACCTTGTAATACAACATTTACATTAATAGGTTGCTCTGTATTCTGAATAGCGTTGATGAGTTCAGCATTTGATTTGCTTAATACATCAGCGTAGGCAGCTTTAAGTCTATTAACAGAATCATCATGAGTATACCTAATATTAGCATTAGCAGCTATTTGAGCTTGCTGAGTACTAAATAATGTGTCTAATTCACTTGCTCCACTCTCAACATTCGACATATCTAAGACAGGTGTGATTGTGGGATTGGTATCTAGGTCTTCTGAGAACATTCCAGAAATCTGATTTATCGTATCTGATAAAGAGTCTATAGGATTAGCTGTCAAACTATCAGCAGCATTAGATACAAGATAAGCATAATCTCTTATACCATTAGCAAGACCCATAACCCAGTACATACCATAATTATGTGTAACTTTTGAAGGTGAATTAATCTGATTTGTTTTTTCTATTTCATTATTTCCAGCATCTGCCAATCCTTTAGCTGCTTTCTTAACAGTACTTGTATTATCTTTAATACCATCAGCATAACCTTGACTTGTATAAGACCCATTCTGCTTCATTCGTTTCTGTTGTTGTTCATAAGCAGATTGCATCTTATCCCAATATGATTGAGTCTTTTCCATAGCAGAAGACCAAGTTTCTTCAATTGCATTCGATAAATCAGTAGACCTGTCATTTATTTCATCAACCGCACTATCCATATATGTATCAGCACTATCTTTACCGGATAATGCAATATAATCTTCAGAGAATTCATATGCTCTATTAAATAAATCAGCTATGCTATCTGAAACATCTTGTACTCCATTCTCAAAAGCTAATTGAGCAGCTTCTATAGATGTCAGTCCCATTGTATTGCCAAGATCAGCAGGTTTAACAGTATCATCTATAACCGCTGGTAATAATTGGCCACCTCGTTTCATACATTCAGCTATATATTGTGTGCTACTTAATGCTTTTCCAAATCCGTCAAGATAGAATACTCCATCTTCTTGCGATAATTTATTAAGATAATCATGATCGAATATAGTTTTACTGGTATCAACATTTCTACCAGCTTTCTTCATCATATCACCGGCTGTAAATTGCCATAAATTACCAAGTTTGGATTTCATCTCTTCATCAAGAGCTTCATATTCAGCACTTGTAAACCATGTTTCAAGAGCTTCAGAATAATAGAATATAGCATCTTCACCAGCTTCTCCAGCAAGAGTCCTGATAGCAGTTGCTGTCATTCCACCTTTATTTACAGCAGTATCTAAAATTTGTTGTCCTGCTTCTGATGCACCATCTTTCATTTGGGTCATAGCAGAATCAAACGTATCAACTGCAGCAGATGTACCACTACCAATACCCTGATTAAGGCCATCATTAACAGCTTCTACAATTTCAGCTCCAGATTTACGATATCCGTCTAATAATGTGTTAGCTGCTTCATCAGGCAAGCTTAAACTTTCTGTAAATAAGCTATTAGCTTTAGCAAATTGGTCACTTGTCATCTCAAGGAATGACTCAACATATTTATAACCTTGAGGACCAAGCTCTGATAAATATTGAATAAGTCCAGCAGATGCTCCTCTTTCAGCTAATATATCAATACCATTAGCCCAATTTCTTATACCACGAAGTTGAGACTCCATATTATGTATAAGTTCTTTGGGATCTATGATATCTTCATCATTAAATCGCTCAAATATCTGCATTTGATTTTTAATGGTATCAGTTAACTCTTCAAGAGTTCCTTTAGTAGTTTGAGCAGCTGTTCCGACATCTCCTAAACCAGAGGCAAAATTATCAAGACCAGAGGTAGCTTTAGAAAAATCAAAGTTTTCAGCTATCTTATCGAGTCCTAATTTACCAGCTAAATCTCCAAAATTAAAGTTGCCAGAGAAAATATCTTTTACTGTCTGCCAACCTTTTGCAAGTTTATTGTCTTTGCCTAATATATTATTTATACCATTCTTAACTTTATTAATTCCACCAGTTATAATATTTCCAACTTTTGATCCTGAAAACCATCCTTTTACAGTGTTAAGGAAACCAGAACCAGCTGCATTACCAGCAGCTTGACCTGCATTCTGGAATGCGGGACATTGTTTCAAAGTTTCTTGTGTGAAACCTTGAGTACACATGTCTGCAACCCATTTAAACCATTTTGAAGGAGATGCTATACCCAAAGCTTTAAGTATAGGTGTTGTTATAGCATCTATTATTCTTGTGGTTGTATCACCAATAGTTGTTATAGTACTATTAATACCTTCTGTGAATCCAGCAATAAGACTAATGGCTATATTAGCGCCTTGTTCTGCTAAATTCATTACACCAGCTACTGCTTCAACAATCTGCTGTATTCCTTGACTAATAGCATTAGCCATTAATGATATAGAAGCTGCTACATTTATTGCTGCAATTCTTATTGATGTCGAGAACATTACTATTGACTTGGAAACATTAGGTATTATAGCCATCATCATGTTCAATAGCTGTATCATTATAGTCATTGGAGCAGCTACTAAACTTACTATTACACTTGCTGCACCTAGTGCAATCATTCCTCCAGCTATGAACATAAGTCCCAAGCCTAACTGCATTAGATTACCACTTTGATTAAGTAGTGATAATGCAGTAACTAAAGCTGTAAATGCTGCTACACAAGGTGTTAATGCTAATGCTATCATTGATATAGCTGGAGCTAATACAGTAACACATATAGTTGCTACGATCATTAAAATGGCAGCTAATACAGTTAATACTGCTGAAATTAACATTACTGGAACTGCTAATACTGCTAAGCCAATTCCTAATACTGCTAAACCTGCTCCTAATACAGCTAATACTCCACCTACACCAGCTATTGGTCCTCTATTTTCTATTAAAAATGATAAGAAGTTTTGTATTCCTTCCATGCCACCCATAACATTACTCATTACTGCTAAAGCACCAGATAATGCTAATAAGCCAAGACTACCAACTATCGACCCAATACCGAGAACAAATAGTCCTAATCCTAAAGCTATAAAAGCTGCTGCTAATGCTGCTATTTTACCACCATTTTCAAATAAAGTTTTTAATTTTTCTATAAATTCATTAAAAGAACCAACTACTAAGCTCATTACTTTAAGAGCTCCAGTTATGGCTAAAATTCCTAATGAAGCTACTATAGCACCAGCACCAAGTAATATTAATGCTAAACCAAATAATGCTATTGATCCAATAACATTATCAACACCTTCTTTGTTATCTATCATATATTGAAATACAGATACTAAAGTATTCTTTATTTCTTCTAAATGACTTAAACCATTTAATGTATTATCTAAAACTTTTAATACACCTATAAATGCTAATATTCCAGCAGCTGATAATAATCCTCCAAGTCCAAAAACTATTAATCCGCCACCTAAATACATTAATGCAGTACCCATACGAATCATATCGTCAGCCATTGGTGCAAATTCTTTAGCTAAAGATATAATAGTTGGTAATCTTTCAATCATTTGGTCAATAAACTCTATTAATACGTCCTTAAGATCTAATGCCGCAGCTGTTAATAAACCAAATCCTATAATTAATGTAGCAAAGAATGGTGCTGCTAAAGCTAATGCTGCGCCTAATGCTATAACTATTATTCCAACAGCTACACCTATAGCTACAATTATAATACCTATAGCTCCAGCTAAAGCTAATAATCCAGGAGCTGCTACTGCACATGCTATTCCTAAGCCCATTATAGCTTCACCAAGTGTTACAAAGCTCATATAATGTTCAGCTATATATTTACCAACTTCTCTTAACGATACTGTAAATGGCATGAGAACATTAGTTAAGTTTATTATAGCATTTGATAATAATGATAATGAAGCTATAAATATAGTAATTGATCCTAATATAATATTTATTGCTAATGCTGCTATTATTACACCAGGCGCAAATAGAGTTAATAATCCTAAGAATATACCAAATGGTACTAATAAATCTTTAAATCCAGAAATAGCATCTATTAATGCTATCAATGATGCTGATAATGCTGTTAATTGAGATAATGTAGCTGTCAAACTTTGCATTGCTACTGCAAATGCTAACATAGCAACAGATGCTATTAATATACCAGGACCACCTAATGTAAGTATAGCAACTAATGCTGCAAACATACCTATAAATTGCCATGAAGGTCCAAGCGAAGATGTAAATACATCTCTCATATAAGCTAATTTATCTGCTAATCCAACTAAATCAGATTGCGATAATATATTAACAGCTACTGCACCAGCTATCATTGCAGCAGCCATAACCATTATAACAGCCGCTCCAAGTAAAGCATATTGATTTAACTTAGATATAATTACAGCAACAACTGATAAAGCAGTTAATGCTCCAACCATAGCAAACAAAGTAACTATTACATCATTAACTTTATCTGTTGGTATTAATGAAAGCATAATCATTGCTATTGATAATATAGTCAAACCAGATGCTAATTGTATACACATTACACCAATACTTGTCATATCATCATTAGCTAATTTGCTAACAATGGTTAATACTGCAGATATAATTGTTAATGAGCTGACTAATGTTAGCATCATTGTTATGGTACTTCCAACTTTATCAGAGGGTACTAATGATAATGCGAACATTGCTGCGGCTAATATTGATATACCAGACGCTAATTGTATGCACATTACTCCTATTTGTGTATAATCTCCACTACCATTAAATAGTTTATTCATAACCATTAATGCAGCAGATAATCCGCCAAGAGTAGCTGTTAATAATACTATTGTTCCAACCAATTGATTAATTCTATCAGATGGAACTTGAGCCAATATAAACATTGCACTAGCTAATATTGTTATACCAATAGCAATTTGTGTAAACATACGGCCGATATTAACTGAATCACCTAAACTGCCACTACCACCTAAAAACTTTCCTAAAGAACCTATAACACCGCCTTCTTCAGCTAATGCTTGGCCATTAATTTTATTAATTAAACTTGTTATCAACAAAAATACTGATAACATACCAAGTAACCTAGATGCAAAATTAGTAAATACAGATAATGTATCGGCATTAACATTCTCTAATGCTTTACCAGCAATAGCTATAGATGCACCAATACTAATCATAACCAAAGCAAAACCACTAAATATAGTAGCTACTTGTAAAATATCTTTTGTATTAACAACACGTTTTCCGATATCACCAAATTTTAATAACAAGAATGCTACACCACCTATTATAGCAATAGCAGCGGTTAATGCACCTATTTCTGCCAATGCAGTTTTAAGTGGAACACCCTTCATAATTGCAATTGATGTCGAAATTGTTAATGCTAATGAACCTAATAAAGCCAGCATTACACCTATATTTCTTATCTTTTCCATAGATGGAACTGCTTTATTATTTCCAAGTCTCTCAACCATTATCATTACAGCAACTAAAGCTGCACCAACTACTGCTCCTAATGATTGAATTATAGCAACAACGCCACCAGCATTAAATTTACTAGCAGATATTAATGTAACTGCACCAGCAACTATTACTGCTAATGATCCAATTATACCAATTAGTGCACCAATTGATTGAACTTTATCTAATGTTATGGTTTGACCACCTAACTTTTTAATCATCATTGTTACAGCAACTAAAGCTGCACCAACAACGGCACCTAATGACTGCATTACTGTAATAGCACCAGCGGCATTAAATTTACCAAGTGATATCAAATATATAGATCCAGCAACAGTTGCTACTAGTCCACCTATAGCAACTAATATTAATGCTATACGTTCTAATGATTGAATTAAAGCTGTTGGATTACTTACCTTCCCGGCTTTTTCACCCATATCATTAAGTGCCCATATAGTTGCTATAACCATACCCATTATACTATAAAATATAACTAATGGATATATAAGTGATTCTTTATTAAATGTACCATTATTAATATCTTTATTTAACAATAAACTTAAAGCTGATATTTCTACAATAAATAATTCTATTGCTGAGAATATAACTATTAATGGCTTGAAAAGTGCTTCTATAGAATCAGCATCCTTCTTTTTAGAAGTAAAGCCATTCTTATCAGTCTTCTCAAATACAGAACCTAATTGACCCATAACAGCCATTAAAGCTATTAATGGAGCCATTACAGCATTTATAGCTATAATTCCAGGAATAAGAGATCTCGGATCTTTAAATGTCGAGAATAATGCCATTACAGATAATAATTCACCGACCAATACAATAATAGGTATCATTGACTGTAATACATTCTTACCAGCACTATTATCGCCTTTGAAATTTCGTCCAAGTACTACTAATGCACCAGCAATCATTCCCATTACTGATGCTAATATAACTAATGATGTTCCTAATACAAGTATTCCTTGCCAAGGATTATCTTTGTACTGATTCCAGAATAACATTGATGCTCCAACAAGAGCTATCATAGTTATTGTTAAAGCTATTATAGATCCAGTAATAGATCTTATAGTAACTACAAGAGAATCAAATATCTTTTCATCTACTTCTCCCTTTTTAATATCTTTACCAGCTTTAACAAATACATTAACAAGTAATATAAGTGCTCCAATAATACTAGCAACTAAAACAACACTCATTCCTAATGCTGCAGCTGTATTGCCAACTCCAATTTTAGATATGGAATAAGATAATAAAGTCATTATGCCAGCTATGCCAGCCATAACTACAATTAAAGTAATACTTAATTGTGCAAATATCTTAGATAATCCGGCCATACCGGTATATAATTTATTTAAATCTGTCTTTGTCTTTTTAGATATATTTGCTAATTGTGTGCTAACAATTGCAAATGCTGCTAATATAGCAACAGCAGTAGCACCAACAGCAACCCAAAGTCTCCAATCACTCATTGCAGTAATCATGGATTCAGCAAGAGGATTGTCATTAAATATACCCATTACTGCTACAACTAATCCAAAGCCAATAGCAAGTAATGTTAATGATAATATAACTTTACTTAATGCAAATGATGCTTTATTAATATATACACTTAATACTGTTAGTCCAAGAACAAGAGATATAAGTACTGCTATCTCCTTAAATGTCATACTAGTAATCTTCTGAATATTAGCACTAAATCCATCACTAATACTAGCCAATGCATTACTAAATAACTTAAGTGCATAACTATAAGCAAATATAAGTACTGTACCAGCTGTTAACTGAACCGTATTTTTACTTAATATAAATATTATAGCAGTCATAGTTCCTAATAATATAACTAAAACTGCTAATCCTTTCCATAATGAAGCTGTATCTATTTGTGATAATGTTGATAATGAATTAGTTAACATCATTATAGAAAATGATAAAGCAGCTATCATCATAGCTATTGAAAATAAATCAAATACTTTTGATATAGCAGAACCTAAAGATTTTATCGCCTCTCCAGCATTCTTTATAGTTTTTAGTTTATCAGTAACTGTTACTAATCTAGAAAATACAACAACTAATGCAGTAATGGCAGTTAAGAATATACCCATAACTATAGCTGCTTGCTTAAGTCCTTTAGGATCAAAATTAGCAACCAATACTAATAACGCCATAGCTTTAGCAAGGTTAAACAATGCCTGACTTATCTGATCGAATGCTTCTGCCCATATTCTTCCAGCTTTAGCTTTTAATACTCTTCCAAATCCTTCAAATACTTCTGTAGCTTCTCCAACAACTCTAGCTATATTAAATACTAATGTTATTATTGCTGCTGCATATGCTATAATAATTATCTGACCAACTGATATATTACTTACAAAAGTACTAACTTTATCCCAAATTGTACTTATTACAGAACCTATACTAGTAAATATCTTTTCTAATGTACTAGTATCTTCTTGCAATTCATCAACATTCTGACCGGTCTCTTCTACAGCATCACTAAAAGATTGAACTTGCTCTAATTGTCTATCTAAAGATTGACGTGCGTTATCGGATACTTCAATCTTTGTAGCGTCATTCAAATTGAAAATATCTTTTTTATCAGTTGCATATTCTTTGACAGCTTCTTTTACTCGATCAGTAAATCCTCTATTTAAAGATTCTGCTAAATGCTCACCAGCTTTTTCAACTTTTGGTTCAGTTTCTTCTGTACCTTCGGCAGCACCGAGTCCATAAAATCTACCAGACTTTTTACCAACTCTAGCAGGAGAATGAATACCTAATACTTTATCAAATGCTGAACTTAACGCTATTCCTAATCTAGATCCAACTTTAGCTAATGGACCGATCATATTTTGAGCACCTTGTACTATACCTTGTACAAAGTTTCCACCACGAACAGCACCAAAAGCTTCTGTTAAACTTGATACATCTCCTCTAAAGAAAGAATCAAAAGCTTTTATAATATTTCTTATTGCTGTTATAAAATTGTTTAATCCATTTATGGCAAATATAACAGCATTTCCTATAAATTCAAATACATTTGCAAAATGTAATGCTTGCTCATCAGCACCAAGAAAACCAGCCAATAAACTTTTTACTGGTCCTAATGCTAACTGTATAGCATCAAATATAGTTCTTCCTAAATCAAAGAAAAGTCCTACTAAATTTCCAACTATATTTAATATAAAAGTTAATGTTTCAAGAAACTTATTCCAACTACCAGCACCAAATATACTGTCTATAATACCGGGTATAATATCAAGATTTGCTGCTATATCGATTATAGTTTGGACTATAGCTACACCCATTACTATAATAGATAATAGAGCTTTACCAACAAAACTCAATACCTTACCTACTATTCGTAAAGGTTTAAGTAATGTTGCTAAGCTACTTGATACCTTGTCAATTTCTTCATCAGACATTATAAGATATTCTGAGAATATCTTTAACACTCTTGTCGCTTTTAAAAACTCTAAATATAAATTCGATACTGTTCTTGTTGCACCAGTTGATTTATCTATGACAACAGTTGTTGTTCCAAATATCTTATCTATTGTCATCTTGACTGTATCGCCAAGTGTACCAAAAGCTTTAGACAAATTTATTAATGTAGCTTGTAAATCTTCTCTTCCACCAAGAGCTGCCCAAGCCTCAAGAGCAGTATTTCTTACTTCATTAAATACAGATATTACTTTTTCGATAGGTTTTGAAACTTCTGTCCAAAGATGTTTAGCCTGTTCCAAATCACCGAAAATTATTTTCCAAGTTTCAGCCCAACCAGTACCAGCTGCTTCTGTTAATGTCTCCCACATTTGTTTAAAAGACTTAACTTCTGTAGCTGCTTTGAATGCCGTTGATGCTAATTCAACTTCCCAATCTTCTAATGTGCCATAAGTTTCACTAACATATTTCGTTACTCCAGTAGCAGAATCTTTAATTTCTTCAAATGCTTTGCCAACTTTATTACCAGCGGCATCTACTGCATAAAATCCATCTTCAAATTCTTTTATCTGCCTAGAATATTTTTGTAAAGTCTCAATTATTACATCTGTAGTAAGCCATTTCTCACTTAAACTACCTCTAAAATCAGAATATGCTTTCTTAGCTATTTCTGAATCTTTAGTAAACTTCTTCATCTGAACAGCGGTATCAACAAATGCTTTACGCATTGTCTTATTACCAATAGTTGAGTTCTCTAAAGATTTCCAGTCAATAAGCTGCATATATCCAAGCTGTAATGACTGAGCTAAATTATAATAAGCACTAAATAATTGCTGGTTATTAGCACCAACTGTTGCTGCTGCAGATGAAAGACCCTGAATAGCTTTAGTAGCAGGACCAAGATCAACTCCGGCTGCTGCAAACTTACCTATAGCTTGAGTCATCTGACCAAAACTATAAATAGTTCTATCTGCATATTCGTTTAATACATCTAATGCTGCAGTAACTTCTGGCAGGGTTGTATCTGTTAAGTTAGACATAATAACCTGAGTAGAATTCATCTGCTCAGAATATTCTGCAAAACCACTTTTTACAGGAGCTATAGCAAAAGCGTTGATGAGTTGACTACCCATCGCCATAGCTCTGTTTGTTATGTTAGAAATGGCTGTAATCGCCACAACTTCCATAGCTGAAAAACCATTTTTTAATCCTTCAACAGCTGTAACAGCAGGATTAAGATTAAAATTTTTAGCTGATTTTTCTATATTTTGTAATCCCTTTGTGCCATCTGCAAGCTGAAGGGATCTTTCAAGTTTTTCCAAACTCTTAATCGAGGCATCAATATTAGGATCAAACTCGCGGTTATCAAACCGCATCTGGACGACTTTATCTTCTACATCATACGCCATTATTTCCTAACCTCCTTCCATGCCTCTTCAGCTATTTCTTCAAAAATAGGGGCCATGGCTGGATTAATATAATCAATACCTTTAACATAGCCCCCGTTTCTTGTTCCATGACCATATTGCAATATAACTGCTATCGGAACTCCATCCTCAATATTAGTATTTCTCCAATTTATAGTCACAGTATGATTTTCTCTTTTTATATCATAAGTCCAAGATTCAGCAGTTTTTCCTGTATCTTTTGGGGTAGCATCTCTTAAGGCATCAACTCCTTGTTTACCATATCTGTCTAATAACCCGGAGTGTATTACCTCTTTGAGTCGTTCAAGGTAACTATCAGTTTTTTTAAATTTAGGAACACAAGAAATAGTCACCATTTTGAATTTTCCTCCTAAGTTTAAGGTTTTCTATGAGCAGCTCTTCTTGCCGCATTTACACTACGATATTTACTATTTAAATCAGCTTTGCTCATCTTCTTAGGATCTTGATTCTTTATACCGCAAATTCTTATTAAAGTTAAAAGTCTATTTAAATGCCATTTTTGACATTCAAATGGTATTTGTGATGCTACCATATAATAGTATATCATTTCACTTGACAACTTTTCATCTTGTCGTGGACCTTTTTTTGATGTCTTTTTTATGTTGTCTTCATTAAAATGAGTAGCTGTCATAGGATCTTGTATATAATCGTTTATTTTCTTGATCGTTTCTGAATTTAATGAAAGATATACTAATGGATCTACATTTTGAGTTAATGTCATACATTTTATATAGTCAAGCATCTCTTCAGGAGTCTTCTTAACATTTTCATCTAAAAAGATTTTATGATGTTTCGATTCCCATTTTGAAACTGAAACTAAAGAATGCTCTAACTGAAGAGTTGTTCCCTTGACTTTTATAAATTTACTTGTTTCTTCATCAAAAAGATCTGCCGGAGGAATTATTAATGTTAACATAACAATCCTCCTTATATATTAATTAGATGAGGAGGGCATAGGTACGACTTCTGCTTCTGTAGTTTCAGGAGTCTTCTGCTTATCAAGTTCAGCCTGAGCCTTAGCAGCAACATCTCTAGGCATAATACCAAGGAAGAACTCTGTCTGAGCTTTTTCATCAGAAATAAGACGCATGAAAAGCTCTGAATAAGCATCTGTCGAAAGGAATTCTTCTGCAAGATCTTTATTTTTTCTAAATTTATTATCTTCAGTTCTTATGCCATAAGCCTTAACAATAAGCATCTCGAAAAGATCCATAATCTTCTTAGGATCGGGCTTTCCAGAAAGAGGATGAATTATAGAATCAATATACTTATCAAGTCCATCTTCATAGCTAAGCTGAAGTTTTGTAATTTCAGCTTTTGTAAGATTAAAATAAAGATCTTTTGTTACCTTCTCACCATCAAAATTTTCATAAGTTACACTTGTTTTATACATAAGTTTACTCCTTTCAAAAGTAAATTAATATAGTATTTAAAAAGAAAGGGCGGTTTTATAGTTGCCGCCCACAACTTTAAATCTTTACCATCAGCCAACTGCTGACATAATAGCAATAACATCCTTAGGACTAGGCATGCATCCAGGTACTGCTGCAGGTGTTCCACCTTCTCCAGCAGGAGTTCCATAAAGAATACCAAGAAGAGTTGTAAGATTTGTCTTGCCCTGAGTATCAAGCTTTGTGCTATCGATAGTAATCTTAGCAGTAGGCTTATACTCTACATTATTAATAGTTCCAACTTCCTGAGTAACAGTTGAAATCTCCCAGCTAAGAGATGCCGGTTCAGGACTATCATTAATGGTCTCATAGTTATGCTCTGAAGGGTCAGCGGTGCATCCCCAAATAAGGTGATACTTGTAACCATGATCATTGCCATCAGTATCAGAACCAACATTTGATCTGTGACAGAATCCAAACATCTTTCTTGCCTGCTGGCTAACCATAACACCAGGAATAGGCTCTGCAGTACCATCGCAAGCATCAAACTCTTCAGGAGAGTAAAGAGCTTCAATAGTAAACTTGAAGTTCTCTGCTGAACGCAGGGTAAGGTACTTAATGTTATCAGCATAGGTATCGTTAGCCTCTGCTCCTTCGGGAGAATGGTTAACTGCAGTAAGACCATTCCATGCTACACCATTAATATAGTTAGCTTTATAGGTCTTTGTTCCGACTGTAACATCAACACCAGTCTTGTCATAAAGATAAAGAACACCATGATCGACACCAGTCTCGTAAAGTCTTTCACCAGTCTGGTCCCACTGAATAGCGTAATCTGCCATTTTTACTTCCTCCTTTTAAAAATACAGGTTATATACAAAGTGCCATAATCCATCAGCAGGATAAGCTCGTGAATACGAAATATAAGGTAAAAATCTTATAAATTTATCAGGTAATTCACTATCTTTATTTTGATCGATTATAGTTACTTCATACGCTTTTGTGTACATATATATGAAATTATTTGCATGCCCTACATCTGGTTTTGCAATATCATATATAATACAAGGATATTTAATTTTTACATTACTAGGAGGTTGAAAATATACATTTCTACTTCCCAGAAATTCTTCCAATTTGTTCTGAAGATCAACTCTGGTATGCATTATATATACCTCCTAATGATAAAGTAAGTCGAGGGGCATTAAGAGTAATATTAGCTATTTTCCACTTAATACCCATAATCTCAACATACCTAATATTAGTGAGGTTTTCTATAATATAAGGATCTGTAGTAATAATGATTTCATTAGTAATGGTAATATCATCTAATAAATCTTGACCTTGCTGCCATCGGCGTGATCTATTTGAAATATCACCATAATAGTTCTTCTCAACTATTACTTCATTCCATATGCCAGGAGACGTTTCTTCTTGAACAGAAAATCCAATCTTTCCATACCATCTACTCATATCAAGAAAACCTCACCATTTTGAATTGTCCATTATAGCAGGACCTCTCTAATTATCAGCCGTTACCAGCAGGTACAGTCTCAAGTGCAATAGCACCCTTAGGCATAACCATCATACCAGACATACGAGTCTCGATGAGGTACTTCTCCTGGTTGTAGTCGATATCAAAGTCATCGAACATAGTAACAGCGCCCTTCTTATCAGTACCAACACGATAATCCTTAAGGTTAACAATAATACCAACAAGAGTTCTAGTCTTATCGTTAGAATCAACACGAGTAGCACCCTGGAATACAGGTACAGAAATGATCTTAGTTACACGCATTGCAGATGCAAGCTCTGCCTCAGTGCCATAAAGTCTATGACCCATGGTATCCTTAAGAAGAAGCATACGAGTAATGTAATCCTCATTAGCAAAGAGAACAGTAGCACCAGATCCCTTGTAATCCTTCTTAGCAAGAACTGCCATATCGATGAGCTTAGATGCAACAGTATCATCTGTATCGGTCTGTTCAACAGTAACTGCTGCCTTAATGGTATAGAAGTCATCATCTGTCCAGATAGGCTTGATGCAAGCTTCATCAACCTTATCAGGAGATGATACAGCACGACCATCGCCGATAAGAATTGCGCGAGCAACTTCCTCATTAAGCATAACCTTCATCTCAGCCTTAAGCCATACAACGATATCGAAATCAGTGATATCGATAATATCATTTCTATCAAGACGCTGTTTCTTGTATACAGTTGTAGGAGATACGGATCTCTTGATAAGAGGCAGAACTTCCTCTTCCTTATATACTCTGTTTCCGTTCTTATCTACAAGGTTACCCTTTGCATCACGGAACGGCTTTCCGTTAGAATCCTTATGAAGCTCAGATGAACCAAGGAAGCCCTTTGCTCTTGCATCAGCACCGGTGATATCTGCATATACACACTTAATCCTAGCGAAAGGACTCTTAGATACTCCATTAAGTACATCAGATACCCATTCCTGATCTCTCTGAACCATGATAGGAGTGCCATCATTAGCATACTTATCATCAGGGAACATAACCTCAAGGTTCGTAATACCGTGCTGCAGAACAGAATTTCTAAGACTTCCTGCAGTCTTAATGTCAGCAAGAATCGCTACCATATCATCATGAGTAAGAACGTTCTCCTGCTGCTCTTCGCCATTTGTTTCGAATAAATTTCTAGCCATCTCATTTCCTCCTTTAATATCGGAATGTTCAACTTTTCCTTTTAAATTTTGTAACGTGTCAGCTATAATAAAGGCAGCTACTCTCTGCTGTTCTTCTGACAATGTATCCCATACTTCTTTAACAGTCTTTCCATCAGATTCTGCATGACTTAAAGCCTCAGACTCTTCTGACAAATCAGACTGCATAAGCTCATCGAGATCCTTTTCAGAAGCACTAGCTATGGCAACTATTGCATAAACAGCATCTTGCTGGTCCTTACTAAAACTATTCCATACATCTTCTACAGTTTTTCCGCTTTCTTTCATGTCAGCATGCTCAGCGGTTTCTTCAGCCTTAGATTCTTCTTTCTTCTCTTCAGATTTCTCCTCAGCTTTGGTTTCTTCCTTAGATTCTTCTTTCTTCTCTTCAGATTTCTCCTCAGCTTTGGTTTCTTCCTTCTTCTCCTCAGCAGGTTTCTCTTCTGCCTTAGGCTCTTCTTTCTTTTCTTCCTCTTCCTTCTTATCGTCAGCATGAGAAATTGTAAGATTAATTTCGCCGGGAGCATTCGAAATCACATAATCTGTGAAAATGATAGCTGCACTTTCACCTTCTTCACCATGTTCAAGATCAACGTAATCAATGACTGCACCAGGATTTGCCCCAGATATTACAAGGCTAACCTCTTTAATATCACCATGAATTACTTCATTCTTGTTCTGATGTTTAAGATGATTTGCATAAATTGACAAATGATCTATGTCACCATGCATTACAGCTTCTCTTGCGGCCAAGGCTTGAGGATTATTATTAAATGATCCATAGCAATATACACCCTGGTCTCTATTCTCAAGCAATACATTGCCTATAATATCTTCAGGAGTTTTGTGTCCATGCATGTAAACAAGCGGGACAATGGCTCCATCATTATCCTTAAAGGCATTGTGCTTAATCACGCGACCATCAGCGCATAAGGCATCATTCCAAGTAGCCCAACCGCTAAAATCGTACTTTTTAGCCATTTTGATTTTTTCCTCCTTATTTTATTTAAAATTGCTTAAAGGTTGATCCAAAGGACTTTCATAATTTGGAGATTCTTCACCAGATTCCTCATTATTAGTCAGAATTGGATTATCTAATTGCTGATCTGTAGCATTTAGATTCTTGTTTCTGAGCTCATCAGCCCTTGGATCATCAACTGGCCTGAATCCTAGTTGAGCTCTGAGTTCATTAGAAGACAGGATCTCGTCTCTAGTCAACGTATCTGCGATATTAGCAATATTGCTTGCAGTCATTAACTTGAACGGCTCCTCAATAAAGATTATTTTCTGTCCACGAGTTCTAGCATTAGTAGACAGGAACTTTCGAGTCATTTCAAGTGTAATAGCAGCTAAAATTGGCTCGATAGTTCGATTTATATAATTTAACATAGTTTGCTCGTCAGCAGTTCCATTAAACACCGACTCAGGCATACCTAACTGGCTGTATAGCATACTCGTCAAATATTCGACCTGCTTCATAATGTTATTTTCAACTGGACGATTCAACTGTGTTATTGACTCTGTGGTATCTGCATAAGCTATTCCGTATTTTGAATTTGCTAATTGATTTTCTATATCTTTTCTTCTTTCTTCTGCTTGTGCTTTCCTTGCGTCATTTCTTATTGTATATGGTAATTTAATAATTAAATCTAATTTACCGCTTCCTGATTGTTCGTCTATTGCATCTAGCAAATTCAACTTTCTTATAAGTCGTTGCAATACTGAATTTCTATCATTCATTATTGAATAAAATGGATTTTCTATAATCGCAACTGTTTTCTTATCAACTATTATATCTTGTTTTTGTCCAACTAGTTCATTGTATACATTAATTTTTACATGTTTTGGATACCACTCTAATACACGACCAACGCGCATATCTTTTATGTCAAAAGCATTAGTATTTGGATTTACGTCTGTTATAATTGGTACTAACACAACTACTCCAGCATCTAACATTGTTATTACAGCGTCTTCTATAAGTGCTCTGCCTGTTTGATCAATATTGGCAGATAATTTTAAGCAATTATTTAAGTCAGAGTCTACTTCTTTCTTAAATCGTCCATTGTCATCTGTTTCTGCATGTATAATTTTACGATCAGCTACATCAACGGAAATTCTATTGTATATAGCATTAACAATTGATCGATCATTACCCATCGTAAGTCGTGGACGATCTGGTTGATAAAAAGATCCATACCCAAGATCTTTATACTGAACAAGATCATTAGTCGGATCTCTTCCTAGAAATGCATTCCAGGCATGTGATAGTCTATCTATAAATGACATAACTTATCTCCTATTTCTTCTTACGTTTTTTCTTAGATTTTCCACTTCCACTAGATCCTGGAAGTAAATAATCACTGTTCCAACTATCATAGTAAGTGGGCTCATAATAATAGCGCCATTCACCATTTACTTTCTCTTTATCTGCATATTTGTAATCATTATCAGATTTAGGAGTATCATTTACTATCTCACCTTGAACTCTTTCATATTTTGATGATTCAGATTTTGTTTCTTGTTTTGGTGTTTCTGCTTTTGGAGCTTCTTGTTTGGCTTTTGCTCCATATCTGCTAAATTCTTCTCCACTTTCACGAATCATGTTCTTAATGATATCTTTTATTTCATCATCTTTAGCATTGTTATAAGCGGTATTAAGATTTACAACTTTCTCTTTAGCAGCATTTCGATTATCAACATTTTTCTGTTTTTTCTCTGATTTCTTATTTTCAGCCTGATATTTGGTTATGCCATCAGTTACCATATTTCTAACATCGGGACCAAACACAGCTTCAATAGCAGCTCCAACAGCATTTATCTCAAGATTACTAAGCATCTTTGTTCCACTTTGTTTGACTGAATCACCAACTGCTTCGACTGCTTTATTCTTAAGATTTCTTATCATCTTATCAGCGGTATCAGTTCCAAGAATTTCACCCATTTCTTTCTCAAGAAGCAAACGAGATTTATACTCTTTTATCTCTTCAGAAGTCATGGTTTTCATATTCTTATTAACTAATTTCCTAGCTTTTCGAACATCTTTCTTGGTGAAATTCATGACCTTTCTACCGTCTGACATTTCTCCGCCACGATAAGCGATAGCTTTTACGACATCGTTTAACGGATACGGAGGTCCATTTTCTACACCCCATTTTTGGCCTTTTATGCCGTGATGGGATAGATATGATTTATATAACATATCAGGCCTCCTTACTTTCGTTTAAATAGTTTATTTATAATACTCATTCCTTTATCAGCAATACTATCAACAAACTCTTTTCTTGCTGCTTTTCGACATTCTGCTCTATATTCTTTTAATCTAGCCTTCTCTTCCTCAGCCATTCTTAAATTTCTTTTATACTGAGCATACGTTGCTGCATCTTTTGCACGAGCCATTGATTCCTGATTTCTAATATATCCACCAACTTTACCAGGATCTCTTACCGTATTGCCATCTTTGTCTTCATAGTAAAGATTTTTAAGTTTATAAGCGCCACTATCTCTCATTCTTTGATAGCGTTCATAATCTTTCTTTGTCTGTTTCGCTTCATTTTTTAAATCTTTAAGACGTTGTTTTCCATCTTTGCTCATAGAAATTCTACCAGTTTTATCATTATAATCATAGTAGTAATTTCCATTTTTCCATTCAGAATTGTCAATGGTGACTTTCGGTGTATCAAATTTATTAGTTGTTCCAGATTCAGAATTGGCTTTTTTCGTTTCACCATAAACGTATCGCCATTTTCCATTTTTTATAAATCTTGATAAATATTTATGGTCCTGTATTTTGAAATTTTTATCCCAATGTGTAAGATCATTAGAATCTAACATATCTGAATGTTGGGCTCGATTATTTCTAAGCCATTCTTTAGCCAACATGACTTCTTGTTTGTCATGTGAATATTTAATTATTTGTTCGGCTTTCCATACTTTCTCAAGATGTTCAAATTTCTTAGCATCATTATCAGATTTAAATACCAATGGAAGCCATTCAGAATGACCGGTCACATATTCATATGTTTCGCCATTCCAAACCCATTCACCTCTGTTATTGACAAGACGACCATTTACTTTTTTATATGAATCGGCCATTTTGAATCTCCTTACTTATAATTATCTATTATTTTATACTCATCACCAACATCTAACACTAAAGGGTTAAAAACTGAAACCTCTTTTGTATTTTTATTGATGATAAATGATGAATCTAATGGCATATTTGGTTTCTGATCATCAGTTATAGCTTTATAATTGTTTGGAACTGTGCTGAATAAGAAATATTCCTTATACTCTATACAGGCTATAATTTTTCTAGTTCCAATACTTTGTTTAACTATATTATACCCTTCATTAGCTGTCATAATTCTTACCCTTTCTATTTCCAGCAATCATAACTTGATCATCGACGTCTACATAACTAGCCATCTTATCTGATATTTCAAGATTATCTGCTCTAAAATAATTTACATATCCGGATTTTCTTAAAACACGATAAATATCATCTTCTGATTCATAAATTGTATTGCTTTGACAATCTCTAAATATAACCTTACCATCCGTTTTTTCCCAAACAATACTATGCCCGCCAACTAACCCAAAAGGAGGAGTCCATGTTAAACACAAATTGCCGTAGGCTCCGTCTGGATAATCATTTATAATATTATTTACAAACTCTTTACTTTCTTCTTTAGAAAATCCTTTTTGAGGATTGCTAGCTGTAATGTCTACATTTTTAGCGTCTTGATAACAATTTGCTATATTATCAAATGCTTCCCCGTCGGTATCATATATTGCTGATGAAGAAATGCCACGTCTATTTAAATCATACGATAATGTACAGCTATAACAATTATTAGCCCAACCACTATCCTTGGTATTATACTTTGGATTTATTTGATCCATTATCTGTTGCTTTTGATTATCTGTCATTGGTTGAGCTTTTGTTGGATGATCATCAGATTTAGCAGCTTCTCTTTGTTTAGTATTATCGTCATTCCATGTTTTCGCTTGTTTAGCAAATTCATTAGATGCAACTAATAATGAAGCTGCCGTAACAATCAATCTTGCGGCTATTAAACTAAGTATTCCTATGCCAACTATAGCAGCAGCTGGTAAAGCTTTCGATTTCTGATTCTCTTCTATATACTTTTTAGCTTCTTCTCTAGCTTGTTTTATTATATCAATTTCTGAATTTACTTTATTTTGAGCTTTATCTATAATATTATTTGTTTGATCTTTAATTGTATTGGATGCTGTGGTAATAGCTGATCGACCATTATTATAAGTTTTTTCGGCAACTGCTTTTCCTGCATTGTATGCATTATTAACATATACCTTTGCTGATTTAGATACTTGATCAGCTTTATTTTGTACTTTTTTAGAGGTGTTTTTAGCTGTATTATAAATATATTGCCATTTACCATTAACCCACTCTTTAGCTTTATACTTATGTTGGTCCCAACTCCAATCTGTTTTAGCCATTATTAGGACCTCCTTTTATAATTTTATTTCTCCTTTTTTCAAACGATCATTAAGATCTGCTGTGTCTAAAGTTTCGGATAACATTCTTCCTGGTATACCTAAAATTATTTGCATCCCATTACCGGATTTTAAATAATATTTTCCAAGATCTGTGAGTTCTTTACTCATTCTAGTTTTATTCATCTCTTTTACTATATTATCTACATCTTTTTGAATGGCTGCAATATTTTTTAAAATATCTTCTTGACTTGAATATTTATCTTTTAATTTATTTAATTTCTTATATGCTACTTGTACACTTTTATCCATATCTTTATATGCTCGATATTTATTAGAAATTACAGATCCTGATCCCCAACCAACTTTTCCTTTTTCTTTATATATATCTTTAATTATATTATAAGCATTATTAGACTTATTTACACTTGTTAAAAATGGATTCTTAGCATTGTATCTTTTATTAACTTTTCCAACAATTTTATTAGCTTTCTTTTCAGCAGCACTATAATCTTTAGATGGAGAAAGAGGATACGGAGGACCATTTTCTACGCCCCATTTTTGGCCTTTTATGCCGTGGTGCATGAGGTAATCTGAATCCTCTGAAATTTGATATTTAAACTCACTCATGACAGTATACCTTCTCTTTCTGCATCTGCTTTATAATTAAGACGCCATTCTATTTCTTTTAATCTTTCAATTGCTGAATTCATAGCATTTGGTGTGAAGGCATCAGGATCAAATAAAATTCTTGTCTTTATTTTGACATAATCCTTAATACCTGCATATTTAATAGCATCTGGTATTATCTGAGACCATACTTCATCACCAGTCTCAAGTATGAATCCACCTTCAGGGCCTACACCCATCTGATTTAAATCCATTAGGACAGTGTTTATATGGCCGATAAGCTCTTCATCATAAGCGGTCACTCCTGAATCTAGAGTTATTCGACAATATGCTTTAACATCGTCCAATATTTTTGTATCGGCCATATTTTGAGTCTCCTTTACTAATATCTTCCAAGTTTTTCATCTTCAGTTAAATAAGCTGTTGCATATGAACCATCATTAGCCATTAATAAATATTCAACTAATTCTCTATATTTTAGTTTATTGTAATCGCTCAAACCTTTTATAGTAACATCTCCATATTTACCAACTATATTATCTGCTAATCTAAATGCTTCTGATTTATATTCATTTATAGCATTATTGTAACTATCTTTTAACTGTTTATAAGTTTTATCATTTATATATAATGTATCTTGTTCATTATCATAATAATTGCCTTCAAATACCAATATTTCAATCATTTTTTCTATTTGACATAAGGGTAAATCCTCCTTTTATTATCCATCAAAACTTAAATCATTTATTTTATCATTTTTCATATCATATTCTGCAGATATATAATGATAACCATACAAACCACCATCATCGTATCCAACCATTATATAATTTGGATCCATAATTCTAACATTTATGTATCCTTTAGAATTTGAATATCCAGAATCACCAAGTTTACTTATTATTTCTTTTTTAAGTTCATTGTTTGACATTTTTTCATATTTGTCATCCCATGGTTTATCTTTATAATCATCTATAATTTTATCAGCCATAGCTTTTCTTATCTTAGAATCATAAGATTTAAAATCTTTTGAAATTAAATTTATAGTATTCTTTAAACCATTTATATCACTTGTGTCAAAACCATCTTGCGCTATTCTTATTTTTAATTTAGACTTTGGATTATAATCATTTATTTCTTTTTTATAACTTATAAATCCACCTCCGTCATCGATTTTATTAAATCCGTTTTTAGATATTATTTCTTGGCATTCATTTTCTGTATACTTAGATTGTGCATTTCTAATATTTCTTCGTATATCATGTCTTATTCTTGAATATAAAGAATCATTGTATTTTAATGTTTTAGAAACTGGTATATTTCCATATTTACCGATCAGATTATCTATATACGAATCGACATCATCTATATTTAAATTAGTTATATCTATATCGTCTATTGTTTTTGATGATAAATTTTTACGATATTCTTTAACTATTTTTTTAGCATTAGTCTTCTTCTCTGCAGCTGTATAATCTCTCTTAGGATCTAACGGATACGGAGGACCATTTTCTACGCCCCATTTTTGGCCTTTTATTCCGTGATGCATTAAATAATCCTTATCACCTATAATATATACATTACTCATAATTAGTCCTCACATATTAATAAAATTCCTCTTTATGCAACTTGTAAGCAATATAAGCATCCATCATAGCTGCGACATTATCAATCTTTTGATCATGACGAATCTTAAGTAACTTACGGTTTCCGTTTGTATCTTCCAAAACCACACAGTTACCCATAGTGTATTTCATAAGTTCTTCATCAAAAAGAAGTAATCTTTCTTCTGAAAGAACCTTGAGCTCACCTAAAGGTACTGATTCTGTTTTGGCACCCTGTATTACTTTTTCTATTCCATAAGGGCCATTTTCTCTTTCCCATCTTTCCATAAATTCAGCAGCATTATATGGGTCAAAGCCAAAGCATCTTACATCATATGCATATTCATCTATAAACTCTTCTAGATCATCATATACAGCCATCATATCTAATACTGTACAATCCAATACTACTAAACTTCCTTCTTCTATAAACTCATTATACTTTATTTTACCAGCTACTGGAAGCCTATTATAAGTTAAAGATGAAATATAAGATCTTGCTTTTATACCATAAGCATCGCCACTTAAAGGGAAAAGAAATGTAAAAGCACAGAAGTCATCTCCTTGAGATAAGTCTGCACCTAATGCACAAGGCATTCCCTTATATGATTTCTTTTTGTGAAGTAAAGTTTCTGCATAGCTAAAGAAATATGTCATACCTGATTCTGGTATACCAAATCTTTTGGCCCAAATATCATTCTTGACACCAGGAGCATTATCAGCTCGTTCTTTATCAGCAGCCAAAGTTTCAAAAGATATGGTGCCAGTCTCACCATCTAATTTAAGGTTGGGATTAGCTTTAATCCACATGCTTGAATCTTCGATCTCTTCTTTACTATCCAAGCAATAATACCATATAGATGTTTGTATACTATTATACTTGGTTTCAGGATTGAGTATATCGAGTAATTCCATTTTGATTGTATCACCAACTTGGTTTCTTACTGTACCTTCTGAACTTACACAAACCATAAGCCAGTCAGGATTCTTAGTACAACTTTGCTCAATCGCACCTGTAACATCTTCTTTAGTATCACCAGAAAGCCACTCATCAACAGTAGCAACTTTACATTTTAGTCCCTGAAGCTTATCTATTGTCATAGGTCTAACTTCAAGAACAGAATTAGTTAAAAGGTTTTCAATACCCTTTTTAGTACTTGCTAATTTAACTCGGGTTGCTTTAGGCCCTGTAGTATTATTTATACTACCCTCAGTAAGAAACTGAAATAATGGACCCTTAGCACGAGTTATGGCAGTTCTGAAGGGCGCCATGACCTCTTCAGCCTGTCTCATTGTCGGAGCCGTAGTGATTTGGCTCGTTGTGGAGGTATCGATTATTAAGAAGTATGCTTGTATAAATGTAAGAAACAATGACTTAGCATTACCTCTTCCTATAATCAAGAATAGTTTATGGATCAGCCTAACCTTACGTCTTCTTGTAAAGCGCTTTCCACCTGGTTTTCGAATATTTGGAATATAAACTGAATATTCCTCAAACTTATACCATCCAAAGATTTGCTCACCCCATAATTTGAATGTATCCAATAATTTAACATCAGATCCATCTGTAAGGGTCATCTCACCTTCACAAAATTTTATCCATCCTTCTACTGCTAGATCGTCATAGTAAATATCTGGATTGGCTATTAATGCATCAATTCGGTTCATTTCCATTGAAACATACTGATTGACAATTAATTCGCCTCTTTCTACTTTCCTACGAAATTCACCATAATATCTTGGAGTAGCCGTATTAGATAACATAGTCTCACCTTCAAGAGTTAACAAAAGATAGAGAGGTGCGCTAGCTACCGAGTTAACGAGTGACTTAAACACACCTCTCAAATCTTAGGTGTGATATAAAATCACATCGTCAACCAGCTGTTACAGCTGCCTGAGAGCCACTTCCAGCCCATGCGACAAATCTTCCCAACTGACCCAGAATATACTGGGACTGGTTAGCATTGTCAAGGGAGTTCTGAAGAATGACATTACGTCTTTCAGCTTCGTCAAGACGATCCTGAAGCATCTGTGTCTTAATCTCACAACAGCACTGACTCACCTTAGCATCAAGCTGCTGAATCTGAGTTGCCAGAACATTAGTCTGGTTGGCAATCTGAGCCTGAACATTGTTAAAGCCCTGAATTGCATTGATCAGATTAGTGTTGTTCTGCTGCATCATTGAGAGATTCTGACTGCTAAACATGTTAGCAATCTCAAACAGATTATTCTGCTGACCAGTAAGAAGATTGCTCATCTGAAGCTGAGTGGTCTGTGCTGCCTGACTAGCAGCGAGCTCACCTTCTGATACTCCATAAGGTCTTCCATTTCCGCCCCAGTTACCATTATTCATAAGCAACAGAGCAAAGATGAAGAAGAGCCCAAGTCCGTCACCAGACATGAAACTACCATTGTTACGGTCAGTCATAGCCTGGATACTAAGAGCATCAGAGCCTGATAAAGACTTCTCTTCCATTTGCTTTTCTCCTCCTTTCATCAATATTTTATGATGAATAGTCGATGATTAAATCGGCTGAATCATAAGCAAATGTTTTGTATTTGGTTTATCATCTGCATCATTCCATTTTGATTTATTTGATTTAAAACCAATTGATTCATTAAAGCTTTTTCAGGATCTCCTCCTGCTGCCTTAATCTGTTCCATCGTTTTCTGGAATGCGGGATTATTGGCCATTTGAGCCTTCATAAGTTCCAGAGGGTTTGCCTTCCCCTTTAGACTTTGGTATAAATTTTTTATTGCTGCTGCCTGATTCTGATCCAGATTTAGTGTCGGCACTTGAGCCGATTGCTGAGGTGACTGCAGCTGTGAGTTCCCGAATAGACTGCTGGACATTATCTATTTCTCCTTTCAATTCCTTTATCTCAGATTTACTAGCAAATAAATCTTCAGGCTTAGGTTCAGGCTCTACAACAAATCTACATCTTACAATGTTTTTGTTATTATTAGCATCTGTACCTATAATATAGAAAATATCATCATTACTATCGAAAACTGCTATTCTACTTCTAGGTGTTGTAATCACAGCTCTAGCTCCATCCATTCCGGAGACTTGCTGTAAATCATTCATATAAAGATTATTAATAGCTGAATTATTTGTTTTCTGTGTTAAGCTACTAGCAGGATATAGATCCATTTTGAAACATCTCCTTTTCTAGGCCCATGGAGGTTTAGTGTCACCTGGTTGACGTTCATAGAATTCTGTCTTCCTAAGTAATTTTTCATCTCCATAATGTATCGCTTGATGTGTATCATTACTAACGCATATAAGATACTCAGGATTCATTAAATAAATGCTTGATTCTTCTATGTCATTAGCTGTTATAGGATTCATATGGTGAATTATGACCCTACCATAAATTTCATGACCTTCACAGGCTAAATCGCAACCCATATCTCTTAAAATTATCTTATGTCTAATAGAGCGCCAATCACTTGATTTGTAGAAATTTTGATTAAGAAATCGATCATAGCCAAATGTGTCTGTTCCAACAACTCCTCTTAATTTAAGATACTCGAATCTTTCTTCAAAAGTTGGTAGTTGTATTAATTCAGTATATGTCTTGATCGTCGTTGACATCTTGTCCACTATAACCTCTAAAAGCATTTAATGCTCTTTCATATAAATCGTTATCATGATCAGATTTCTTAATTGCTTCAGCTTGAGCTTTCTCTTTTTCAATTCTTGCTCTAGCTAATTCATTTTCGTTTTTGGCCTGCTGTGTTGCTAATTTTAAAAAATGGGTTGTTTCTTGTGATGTAGCAGTTCCATCTTGCAATCTTTGTAATACTAAATTGTATGCCATTGATATACCTAACTTTTCTGCTTCATCCATTGACTCAGGTGGCTTTATTTTGTTTTTTGACCCCTGATTCATATTTGTTTTTGGTGATTTAGGCATTACTAGTTCTCCTTTCAATCGACTTTTGGTACTCTTTATACGAGATACGAATGCCTTTACCTACACTTTTTCAGTGCCTCTTGAAAGGAGCAACGGTTCACCAGGCCGTTCTTTTATTTACAAGACACTCATACCTCGCATAAAAAGTACCAAAAGAAATAGGATACTTATGAATAATAGATTTTCTTCATAGTTCCTATATCAGTCATATACTTGGTATAAGCTTCAAGTATTTCTTTATACATAGAATCATGACAAGATTCATCAGTATCACCCATACTAGCAAATATCTTATTCATACAATTTGCATGTTCAGTTTCCATTTCAGCCATTTTATAAAATTTTGATGCCCATGCTGGATATGTTTCTTTTAGCTCAATAGCCTTTGACATATAATCTTTAGCACCTTCAAGTTCTTCCATTATATGGTCTCTAAGATACTCGCACATCGAATTTGTATTTTTAGAATTTGTAGTATAAGTTTTTTCGTTTGTTTGATTTTGTTTGTCAGCATTTTGAATCTGTGATACCAAACTTTCCATGTTATAAAATTCTCCTTGGTAAAAGCATAGAGACTCCTTATTTTTACATTCGCGAGTCTCAAACGAATCTTTATTAATGCCCTATAGGCACTGTTATGCAAGATACTTAGTCATTACGTATCTATTAGTTCCAATCTCTGAGAATTCACCAACTTCTTTTGATACATTTACACGTGTACCTTTCTTAAGCTGGTCAACGACATTCGGTGCATCATAGTCAGGAGTTGATCTAACATTTAAATAATCTACAGTAACAACTTTGACTGACTTAACAGTCTCAGCAATATCATTTACTTTCTCAACTGAAGGAGTCTTCTTTATTACTGTCTTCTCTGTGTCAGGAGTTACGGTGGGTTCCACCTCAGGAGCATTAGCCGCTACGCTTTCTTCAATGGGTTTTACTTCTTCCTGAACTTTAGGTTGAGGTGCAGCCTGTTTCGTAGCTGCGTAATTTACATAAGGTCTCTTTTCCATTTTGTTTTCTCCTTTAATTTTTAAATATCTCTACACCTTCTAAACTATTAACTTTACATAAACTTAATAAACGAGTTACATCTTTTTCAGTATGTCCGTCCCAATGTTTTCCGAACTCGAGAACCGGGCATTTAAATATATCCCAATATTTGTCAGTTTCGTAATGATAAGTGTAAGAACCTTCAGGTGTATCGATACCAACTATGAACCAATCACCATTTTTATCAAAGCAATAATGTCCATCTTCATGTTTAAATGATTTCCATGAAATATCAAGATGAGAATTTACAATAGTTGCAAATAAAATTGCTCGCTGATTATAAAGTTCGTCAAATGTGTGATAACCATCGCTAACAGATCCAGCATCTGGCACATAAATTGGTTCCATAACTTAACCTCCGGAAATATAATACCAAAACATTTCAAAAAATAATTCCCCCGGAGACTTTTCGAAG